GTTAAGCCCTGTTAACCGTAAGCATTTCGGTTCGTCTGCAACTTAATGTAAACCTGTGACGAATTTTCCTTATCGTTTACACCTTGCTAAGTAGTCAGGACAGGATTCGAACCTGTATTAACTTCGTCACCGCAGTATATCGGGTGCTGTCCTCGAATCATCGTATAGTTCTCCATTATTTCTATATACGTTAGAAGCGTCTACCAATTCCGCCACCTGACTAATTTATCAATTCTATAATCTTAAATAAACAATATCCTACGCCATACATAAAAGTTATTGTTAATAGCAATCGACTATGCCAACTAAAATTATATTTTGTCGATTTATGAGGTATGAATATTGAAATCAAACTCATAATAATTAAAATAACTAATACTTTCATAATTTTATTTTAGTAGTCAGGACAGGATTCGAACCTGTACGATTTAGAGTTCATAGTTGTACACCTATTAACCCATAGCCACTTGGTTTAGATAATCCACCGAGGGTTTGCAATTCCCCTAACGACATAGAGCCACTTGTCCGTGTTATCCCGCTGATTTGACTATATCTCCATTAGCGTCTTCCAATTCCGCCACCTGACTTAATAATGAAAACAATGGTTTATAGTTTGGACTTGTGTGTACCCACATCAAGTTTGTTCCTCCCCTTGAGATAATATAACTTCAAAATCTCCCTGTCTACCAACCAGGCCGTTTTTGTATTTCATTATTGTGAGTACAAAGGTACTCATTTATTTTTAACTGCCAAATTTTTTTTCAAAAAAAAAAACCCACATCAATAAATTCTCTCGAAAATACATTTGTGGGTTATATACTTCATAACAAAATTAGTAATAGTGAGTACTACTTAATTTAATATGAAATTAAAATGTGGGGATGTTTGTCCTCTCGGACCATGAAATTATAAATATATCAATATTTTTAAAAAACTCAATATATTTTTATTTTTTTCCCACAATATCACCCATTTTATCTAAAAGTGAGTTCATCTTACCTAACATGACGGATGATTCCGTTGGTTCAAAACAATCCATTGGGTCAATTTCATCTTCAATGGTTTTCTTACCATTATTATCCCACCACTCTTTTACTTCCTTATCTTTCCCGGATAAACAAATTCGTTGAGTAGGTTTTTCACCCCAAAAATCAAACTCTGATTTATAGTGTTTGCAATTATTACATCCTCTGTCTTTCATAATTAAATTCTTTTGTAGTCAGGGTAGGATTCGAACCTACTCGAGTGATTGCTTTGCCTATACACTACGATTATACTACGACCTTAGTTTCAGTCACTTTCGCTATAATACGTGCTACAATCGACACACACAACAATCTAAATCACCCTATGTGTGTTGGTGGGTAGCGTCTTCCTATTCCTCCACCTGACTAATTTATTCTTCAATAGTGTTTATGTATTTTAAACAATCATCAACACATTCTTCCATAGTTTCAAACCCAAACCATTCACATTCTTTTATCAGTCGATTACCTGGTAATTGAAGATGTCTCCAAGTAATTCTTGAATACCACTCACCATCACTTCGTTTAACCTCATTTTGAAACGAAAATGAATGTCCGGAATCAAAAACTTGTTGTATTTTTTCACTTAAACTCATATAATTTTTTTTTGTAGTCAGGACAGGACTCGAACCTGTATGTAACCGTTACTCGGGAGAATACGTCTATTCATTACTTTTACCCTCAGCGTCTACCATTCCGCCACCTGACTAATTTTTAATAATTCTCCAAATTATCTGTAATAATTGGTGTTGTTTCCCTAAACCATTCATTAACTAACACCCCCCAACTCATTCCTACGGGATGAGTATCGTAACCCATTTCTCTAAGATTGTTAGCAACCCACGCCATTCGTTCTCCTCTTGGTTTTTTACAAAATACCGGGTCGTTTGTTGCCGATAACACCATTGAAAACATTAAATTAATTAACCTTTGTTTTTCATCAATATCCATATCTTAAATTTTTCGTAGTAAGGACAGGACTCGAACCTGTACGAGAGTGTTTTGTTCTGTCGCCAACACCTATGCATCGGTGCACTCTCTAGCTCCATAGCGTCTACCAATTTCGCCACCTGACTATGTTTCGTTAATGTTAAAAACTGATTCAATCCTCCAAAAAAACACTAACTATATCCTTACTCTATTCTAGGCGATACTACTTCCCGTTCTCATATTGATTTACCTGAACCTTCTTCGGGCTGTTGATTGACCACTCCCGCTTACTCAAGTAGTTTTTATTTTTTAATAAAATTTTAATTTGTAAGTTGTTAAACCACTAAACTCATCTTTAGGTGAAGTATAAGAATAATCTTTAATACTTTTGTTATAAAATTCATAACCACCCTTTACTGTGGGTAAACTTTTTTTATCAATAATTTCAAAATTATCTCTATTTACTATCACAACATCCACATCATCAATCGAACATAGATTTAAATCACTACTTGTAATTTTTTTAAAATAGGATTGTAAAATATTCATCCTTGAAGTACTAATCTTATTCTTATCATAATATCGCACAGATAGTATTTCACACCAAACTCGATACCCACCTCCATAACACAAGGTAATGTCTTTTATTTTAAAAACTACCTTCACTCTCTCATCATTGGAAGGTTTCCAATCATATATTTTTCCACCGAAAAACTTTTTATAAACTATAATTGGTGTACCTTCGCTCAATTCATTTACATTGACATCATCCATCCCATTCGGTTTTGTGCTTGATACTGAGAATAAGTACATCGTCTCATTGACTTGTAGTCCGGTCTCAATTTAGAGTGAGTAGGATATTCCTTCTCGTGTTCCTTTCGTTCTCTCATAACACGAGCATATGCCTCTCTTTTACTTGGAGCCCAAACATCATTAAATCCACCACAAGTCCAATTAAATAGATAAAGGTATTCACCATTAACATTTCTATATAATTTCTCTTTAGCCATAATTTATCCATTTTGTGAGTACAAAGATAATACTTTTTTAATTTCTACCAAACTTTTTATGGAAATATTTTAATTTAATATCTCCATTTGTAATGCCGGGTCATCAGCCTCCAACCCCCATTTGGTTAAAACCTGAATACCTCCCTTAACATATCTAAATACGATTGGGTCTTTCTTAACTTGAATGGTTGTTTGGAAATAACCTTTTTTCTTATCAAATTCCAATCCGGTTAAATCAAAGTGGTCTTTTGGTGCAGCAATGAACAATCCTTGACGAGAACTTGTCTTAACCACTTCTGTGGTAATAGGTCTATCATTCTCCGATAAAAACTTAAGACCAGCCTGCCAAAAGAAGTCTCTAGTACTATCCCATCTTAATTCAATATTATGTTTTTTTGCCAATTCACGGATTTCATCATCAGTAAAACTATTACCACCAAGAATTTGTTTTACTCTTTTATAACCCCAATTTCTAGTCATAGAATCATCATAATATGTTCGGGTCACAATATCCGGTTGAACATCTATAGATTTCAATGGTTGAGCATCCTCAATTTCTTTAAGATTTTTATCCGGAACTGGCATCTTATAATGACCAACCGGAGCATAAACTAAACCATACTTATCACAAATTCTATCCAATTCACTCACCGGTAAGAATTTAAGGAATGGATAAGTTCGTGCATAATATTGAATACCTTCAGCCATCTTCATCTCCATATTGATAATTAAATCTTTTTGACGATTTCTCTCTTGAATCTCACCCAACTTATTAACCAAACCATTTTTAACAAACCCCAAGTTTTGCAAACGAATCGCCTTATCCTCAATTTCACTTTCCAATGAAACTTTAGAATTTTGTTGTTCGTTGATGATTGATAATGCTTGTTGAAGGATTCTCTCAGGAGCAGTATCAAACTCATTGTGAATTTCTTCAATTAATTCTTGTTCTGATTTAACAGGTGGTTCAATTGTTGTAGTTTCATTACCACCAAAGATACTTTTTAATAGAGTTTTCATATCGTCATAATTTTGGTGTAAAATTACAACTATATTTTTTAATAAACAAATAAAAATAAAAAATTATTTACTCATTACGTTTGTAATAAGTTTGTGGAGTTTCAATCCGGTTCTTTCCGGTTTAATTTGATTGAGAGTAAAATATCTCCATTCCGTGTGTTCGTCTCCGTCCATCGCATTTTCAAAATCAGGTTCAAGTTCTGTATCACTATCCAATTGATAAACATACATCATACCCCTAATTTTTTTACCATCTCTACTAGTTCTTGGAACAACACCAACAAAAGTTAAATCCATATCATCAATATCGATGTCGGTCTCTTCGAAAAATTCTCTTTTCGCACAGTCCATGGTAGATTCACCCTTCTCAAGGTGACCACCCGGCAATGACCACATACCAGGATATAAACCCTTAGAGTTTCTCTTACATAGTAAAACTTTATCACCACATTTTACTAAAACACCTGAATACCTTTTAATTTTCATATATTTATAAGTATGAATGTAAAAATTAATCAAAATATCTTTAAAGTCAAAACTCTTACTGATAAGAGGTCCCAAGCAATTGGTATGATGGGAAAAACTTTTGACGACACTTTCGAAGGTTTATTATTCCTTATGGGAGGTAGTAAACAATGTTTTTGGATGAAAAATTGTATCACTAACCTTGATATAATTATTATTAAAAATAATGTAATTGTAAACATCCACCACAATTGTCCACCTTGTCAAGGTAATGAATGTCCAAGTTATTGCGGGAATGGAAATATTGTATTGGAACTTGAAGGAGGTACTTGTGAATACCTTAACATCGAACCGGGTGATGTAATTGAATATTTATTCTAACTCTTTCGAATTATCAATCTTATCTTTTAATATATTTCTAAACCTTGTTGCAATCATTTTTGTGAACTTAACCGTTGGAGAATCCTCCGATGGGTCACCAAATCTTTTTCCACCTTGTGGAGGTCTTGTATTTCTTCCAAGGTAATTCAACCCTGAAATGTTTGTAATACATTTATGTCCACCTGAATTGGATTGAATCAAGTCCCAAGCATTGATGGTAATCTTATCTAACATCTGTCTATGTTCCTCACTTAACTCAGAAAAAGGAACCTCCATCATTTGTTGAATATGTCTCAACGCTTTTTCACCATTCTCAACCGATTTGAATTTATCACCATATAACGCTTTAAAATCCTTGAATGTAAATCCAACACTCTCAGGACCAACCGCCGTCTCACTCACCCATTTAATGGTTGATAATGGAATATCTTTTGATTTTAATTGGTCTTCCCATTTCGATAACACCTCTTGGGCAATTTCACCCAAATTAACTCCTTTAAGTTCTCTTTCTTTCTTGAATGGGTTACAAGATGCCTGAACAAGACCCAATGGCCACGCCATGATAAGAAAATCTGCTTCAGGATTATTTCTAAATGGGGTGTATCTATCATAAGACCCAGGCTTGAACATGCTACCCCCACCATATTGGAAGATAATGTTGTCGCCGACATTTGGAAATCCTTGCATCGATGTTTTATATTCTTCAGCATTTTTTTGTAATAGTTCCGGTTTAACCGAATTTGTTTTTTTCATCCATTCTTTAATGTTTGTAAGAATGGACATTAATGATGGCTCTGAATCCATCACCAACCCTTCAAGAAATCCGGGTTTGTTTTTAAACGCCAATATGAGTTTGTTTATTACAAGACCCAATAACATTTTATTTCGTTGTAATGATTGTTCTTTATCGAATCTAAATAAATAATTAACCACTTCATCGGCAGTTATATCATATTTAGCAAAGTCAGCAGAGTCAACAGTAGAAATTAATAAAATGTCCGAAGATGGAAACAACTCTTTTGGTGAAACTATTTGAGATATGGTTTCAACATTTGAACGAGATTGTCTGAATGAAGTTGATTTTGTGTCTTCAGCTCCGGCTTGTCTATCATGATGGTCCGTATGAATAACAAACATTGGTTTTCCGTGAGCAAAATCAACCAAGACAGGCATTGTATCCCCTTGAGCATCATTCTTCTTCACAGAGAATTCTTTATCCCCATATTGAATAACATGAGCACCAACCACATCAATACCATTACTCTCAAGATATTTCTTCATAGCAATAGCGGTTGTCACCCCATCCAAATCTTGATGGAAATAAATTTCGGCTTTTGGGTATCGTTGGGATAATTTTTTTATATCCCTAATACCCGATTCTTTTATTAGTTTTTTCATATTACATTGAAGGAAGGACACTGTAAATGATTACATCTCCTGCTCTTAAAACTTTTCCTAAATCACAAAATTTATTATCTAAAATAATATTTCTTGCATCAACTGCAGAATTTTCCAATTCAGATAATGTATCACCAGGTTTTATTAAATGTAATTTTAAATTACGGTCACCAATATCTCTCTTTAATTCTTGTAATTTGTTTTTACCAAAACAATATTTTCCACCTTTTGCAGGTTTGATTTTTTTTAATTGAGAGTCAATTGGCTCTAAAGTATTCATTTGTTCTTGAAGTACTCTATTTACAATATTTTGTAAATCTGATTCTGTAAGTTTAATTACTTTTTTCATCTTAATATTTAAGGGTTAGTAAGTATTTTAATTTGTTTATTGATGCCAACATCTCATCTCTTAAGTTTAATAAATCGGTGTCGTATTTTGTATCAAGTTGTTCAGTCATCGAAACTAAAAACTCGGTAATACCATCAATAAAATTTTGTAAACTTAAAGATTTTAGGTCTTGGAACATAATGGAAAACTCCGGTTCAAATTCTATTCTACCATATTTACCCATCATTGATTCTGCGAAATTATCAATTAAATCACCTAAAGTATCATATATATCACCATAAGCTCTGTGTTTAGCATCACCTGTTGTTTGCCAATGCATAAACTTAAATTGAACTTGGATTTGTACTAGTTTTAAGATTAATTCTTCTTTCATTTTTGTATTTTATCTATAAATATCATTATAAATAAAAAAAAGGGTTATAATGCCCTTTTCTATTCAATTTCCAATTTTAGTTGTTTTCTTTCTTCAATAAATTGATTAACTCGATTTCTCGCAATCTCGGTATAGTTTGGAGATAATTCAATTCCCAACCATCTTCTTCCCAAGGTTTCCGCGGCAACCGCTGTGGTTCCACTTCCCATGAATGGGTCTAAAACAATATCGTTTTTATAAGTAAGAATCTTTATTGCCTTGGTTGGAATGTCCATTGAGAATGTGGCTTTAGTTAATGATTTTGTATCGGCAAAATATTCCCATCTTCCAAATACCAAATTCATAAATTCTTTCTTATCTTCTTCCTTGTACATGGTCTTGTTCTTAAATAAACCATCTTCTTGTTCTACTTGAATTGTCTCTCCCATCCATTGTGATTCTCCTTTTAAAAGTTTCTTCTTATCCTTCTTGTAAGCCAATATTACACACTCTTTTGGATTATATATGTATGGTGAACTAGCACTCATCCAAGAACCCCAAGCGGTTTGTCTTACCCTGTGTGGACTATCTTCAGTTAAATCAACCATTCCGAAAAACTGAAAACCAACTTCTTTCATCTTCATCCAAAATTCGGCATTGAATAAGATTCTACCACCTCTATCTTGAACATTCATTTCAATTGGAACATTTATTGCAACCCTACCATCATCCTTCAACACTCTGAATACCTGACTTAACCAATCAATAGTGAATTTCCAATACTCGTCCATAGATAATCCATCGTCATATACATCATATTTGATGCTGGCATTGTATGGGGGACTACAACAAATTAAATCAATACATCCTTCCGGTAAGGTTTTCATCACTTCAACACAGTCACCATTAATTATTGTATTTATAATATTCTCTAAATCTTTCATATATTTCTTTTTTTCTTTCTAAATAAATCGTTGCGTTGTTGTAAATGTAATTATAAAATTTATTATTTTCTACTTTATTTTGAATATGTAAATGAATATCCCCATAATGTTTAATAGTAATACCATTATCAAATAATTCATTGATTATAAATTCTCTAAACTTTTCAGAAGCACAAGCAATACCCGTCCCATTTAATTTTTTTTCAACAAACCTAACAGTACCATCACCATCAAAATATCCTCGAATAAAATGATGAATTAAATCATTACCAATATTAGGTTTTTCAATTGTAAATGTTTTTCTTGAATGAATTCCTTGATTTTTAATTGACTCAACTAATTGTTTGGAATAAATCGCCAAAGTCGACATATGTGAACTTGATACACCATCCTTGTATTTCACCCTATTAAAACCATCAACTATATTATGATTTGACCCTATTGAATTACGGAACTTTTCTAAATGATGTCTATCTTTAATAGATAATTTAATTTCAAGAGAATTACCCGATTTTCTTTCTCTAATATAACCATCAGCAAATAAAAAACCTAACCAATACGCCTTCTCTTCAGTATCTATCACATCAAAATAATTATGATTAACATCGTATCTTCGATTGGTTAAATCAAAACCATTTGATTTTAGAATTCTAGTAATTGGTGATATTGATACATTAAAATATTTCGCAACTTTATGTATGTTTTTTAATCTATTATACTGATTCACAACATCAGTTTCATTTAATAATAACTTCTCCATACTAATAAATATCTAATAGTTAGGAGAAGTCATAATAAATTATTATTTTTTTTAATCTTTTAATTGGTATTCCCAACCATCTTCTTTTTTTATTGGTGTAATTTCCAAATCAAGGAACACCGCATTTTGTTCACCACCATGTAATCCAAGTATATTATAATCATAAAACTCTTCGGCTTCACCCTGTGTCATCAAATCTCTTTCTTGGAGAATGTTGAGTATCTTTTGTTTGGAATATAAAATTCGATTTCCGTTTCCAAACTCCTCCACAATCCCAACGATTGCACTTTCTAATCCGTCCAATAGAACGGCACCTTCCGCGTATTGGTCAATATCTACTTTAAATTTCATAACTTACCTTCTTGTTTCATCTGTTCCCTAATTTTGGTCGCAGATATGTTTTTAATTTCATCAGGAGGTAAATGTTCAATAACATCATACCCAACTCCTCTACCAATATTGATACTTTCAATATCCGGAATAACTTGAATCACTAGTCGACCTTCATCAATCAAATCTTTCAATTCGTTATTCAAATTCTCAACAACCCATTCCGTTGAAAATGGATTCTTCTCATCAATCTCAACATCTCTAACACAAAGTAAAACATTCTTACCTCTATTAAGTTGTTGGTCAATTAGAGCTCTATGCCCATGGTGCCATGGTTGCCACCTTCCCACAAACATAGAATATTTTTTACTTGAAGAGGATGATGCAAATGCTGCTTGAACATGTGTCTTTCTTTCCCAATTATTCATGACTATCCAAAAATTTAAAAATTTCTTTCTTACTTGGAGTTGGATTATCTTTAAATGTTTCTAAGAATTTTTCTTTAAGTTTAATCGGTACAACCGCTGTTTTCAGTTGTATGTCCATATTACCATTCTCATCAACCTCCCCATTATCCATATAATATGCGAGATAGAATTGTATTTCCGGAGTTTCGTTATTTTTTTCCATATTCACCAATTTTATTTATTAATTCACCTATAGATTTTAATTCTGAAACTCCTGTAGTATCTAAATCAATAAAATCTTCGGTAGGTTTTTCATAATTTTCTACATGGAATTCCTCTCGTCCTCGTATGTCATCAGTATGAAGATATATTTCAATCACATTACTTTTTTGTTTTAACTCATCCCTTAAATCTTTATAAGGTGAAACTAATGACATAATAACCTCAATACCCTTAGCATTAAGGAACATGGCAATATCTTGAGCCCGTCTGATATTATTTCGTCTTCCTTCCTCAGAATAATCTTTATTTTGAAAAATATCCCTAAGGTCATCCCCGTCAATCTGAACAACATTTTGAGGGAACAAGTGTTCTTTTAATAATTTGGACAATGTGGTCTTACCAGCATGAGGTTGTCCGATTAAGTAATAAATCATTTTTGTAGATTATCTATTTTTCTTTGCAAATACCACAACGCCTTTTTAAGGTCTTGAAGTTCTTTATCCGATTCTTTCTTACCGGCTCTTGAAATATACTTTACAGTATTACCCAAATGAAAATCCAAATCCCAAGCCTCAATTACCTTGATTGCCTCATATGGATTCGAAGCACCTCCGTAATGGTCAGGATTATTCACCATCTCCTTTTGCATAAGAATTACTTATTACTATTCTTACCTCTCTTGGTAATTGGTTTATCCTCATCACCTTCTTCAACTTCTTTTTTTGAAACAGGTTTTGCTCTTCTTGTTAATTCTTTCCACTCGCTTTTTGGACAATAAGCCCAAGTACCAGTACTTACTTTTGTCTCAGCATCTTTATCATCCACTCGAATGATTACGCTTTCTCCTTTTGTTCTTTTAATACACTTCATCGTTTTTTTCCTCCGTGTTAAAATTTATTTGGGTTAATATTTCATGTTCGGTTTTTCCTGAAAGATATAAATCATAAACCAATTCACTAATGTCATCTTCAAATATTAACATATCCGCACGACCATAATAACCAACAAGGTTATTATTTTCAAGAGCGGTTAATGATTGTTTTTTTGATATGTATCTCTTATTAAAACCCACATATCAATAATAAACATATTATTCCTCAAAGTCAAAATTATTTATCTTCTGAGTATTAACAATTTGAAAAATATATGTCATTATTTTTCTTTTGATAATTGGGACCAATGTTGCGTCCATTGGGAAGTTTTGCGAAGATTGAGCCTCAAAAATTGGAAGTTGTTTGTAGTAATCAGTTTCGTTCCAATTTGAATTTTGGTCAATAATTTCCGGGATTGAGAATTTTTTGAACTCTCCCTCAAAAATTAAAGTTAAATAAGTTTTGTGATTATTTTTGTCACCTCTTGGTTTTTTAATTTCATATTCCCAAACAAATAACTTTTCAATTGACTTGTCATAGAAATAAACATAACCACTTCCGGCAACAATTCCTTTTCTATTTTTTTTAATAAAGATTTCAATATTATCATAAGCCAAATTCCATATTGATTTGGCCACATTGAAAGTATCAAATAATTTAGTATTTGAATATTTTAAAGTTTTAATTAACTCAAGTTCTTCCTCTTGAGTTAATTCTCTTGGTTTTTTTGGTGTTAATTCTTTAACCAATATCTCATCATCACAAGATTCAAATTTCTTGTTGGTCAATAATAAAGTATTTTCTTTAATTAACGATTGTAAATTGGCTAAATGCAAAGAAATTTCAACAAAATCGGGATAAATCTCCAATTTATCAAAACCTTTTTCGCATTTTTGTATATAATCTAACAAAGTATACTTGTTGTATTCGAAATCCAATGGCTCTTTCAACATCCATTCCGGATTCAATTTGAATGATATTTTCTTTTTTCTACCCATAAAAATAATAATATGAATAAAAGAAAATTAGTCAATTCTCATTACATGAAACCATGTGTTTCCCACCTTCACTTCATCATCGGAACCATCCCATCGATTAAGTGTGTGTCCATAACCATCAGCATCGATTACCCCCCATATAAAATCCTCTTGGTTAATAAAATTTTTTAATTCAAAACCATAACTTTGAAGCCAATCTTTTGGGTCATATAATACATCATCAACTAATTCATCAATTTTTGATTCCATTAACTCATCCGGGAAATCTCCTTGTGGGTCTTCTTTTATATCTTCAATTTCAGTTTCTAATTCATCAATCATCCCCCTAAGTTCATCAATTTTTTCTGAAATATCTTCATCATAATTACCATTCATTCGTTCCTCTAATGAATCTATTTGTGATTGTATTTTACCTATCGACCTTTCTTTAATTCTAATCTCTTCCTCTTGAGTATCCGATAATTCTCTTTGGTTGTCTTCAAAATAAGCATCCGGTGATTCATAAACATCATCATAATAAAAATCATGGGCGTATTGTTTAACTATATCTTTATCAATATAATCTTCTAAGAATGATTCACCAAACCCCTCAAATCCAATATCATCAATTAAGTTTTCTACCGAATCATATGCACTTGATTTTACCTCTTCTTCATCACCAACCGCGAATCTTTTATCTCTATAACCATCAGCTAATACTTCAAATTGGGTCATATCATAATAAGACCCATCAGGAACAATGTTATACACATCAATTCTACTTTTTAATTCTTCAAGTTCTTCTTCTAATTCTGAGATTTCATCCAATAACTCAGGTCTTGGGTCTTCACTATTATCATATTCCGAATCCAATCTCTGAATCTCAGTTTCAATCTCTAATATTTTAGCATCATCTCCCGGTTGTTTAACTCTAACATCAGTATCATATTCATCCAACCATTGTAATAATGCATAAGCTCTAACACCCTCATCACTTATATCTTCCAAATCACCATCCCATTCTCCGGATTCTCTTCTGTCTTGGGCATCATCCAACTTCGCTCTTAACTCTTGTTGAATTCTTAATTGTTCTAATCTTTCTTTTTCTTTCTTGGCGGCAATTTTATCCGCAAAAATCTTTAATTGTTCAGGATATACCTCTTGTAAAAACTTATCAACATTACCAATGATTTCATCAAATTTATCTTTACCAACGATTCCTTCAAAATCAACTCTATCATCTTTTGCATCAAAAAATGACATTTCCCCATCGAATTTTTTTAATAACGCAACTTTATAATTAGGGTCATTACTTGGTTTTGTTCGGTCAATCATGTAAAATAATTTCCCATCTTCATTGTATCTCTTGAAATGAGTATCCGTTTCAGCTGCAGTACACCACTTGGTTCCTTTACCATAATAACATGATGACTCATAATTCAAAGGATTCACAACAAAGAATCTTCCGTCATCATAAACAACTTTACCTCCTTTAACTTCTTTAACATCTCGTCTTACACGATTATCATAAGTTCTAATGGCATTCACTAGTTCATCAACCGATTTATATTGGTTAATGTCTGTTAATGGTAAATTTGTTGAGATAGTTTCAAATCTTTTTAACGCACCAACCAAATCTTTAAATTTTGTATCAAACGCAACTTCATCAAAAAATTTCCCAACCCAACTCAAATATTTTGGCGCAATTGTTTTAACTATTTTTTCTAAATTTTGAGGTGAAAACTTCTTTCCAAATTTTAACTTAAAATCATCAACTCTACCCTCAAGAATATATTCTGAAAATTTCATAAACTTTTTTTATTTAATAAATATCGTTTTTATTTATATTTCTCTTATAATTAGTATTTATAATAATAAACTTTAATAAATCAATCATCATGGGATGTGGATGCAAAAATAAGCAAAACCAAACACCTGAACAACAAGCCGTTCAAACTCAACAAGCTCAAGCTGTGAAACAACAACAAACTGAAAGTATAAAATCAGCCATCAAAAAAACGGTTGAAAAATATTATAATGTTAATAAAACATCGAAATAATTTTTCAGGAGTTAAAAAAATTCACAAAGGGACATAATATTTGTCCCTTTTTTTGTATTTATACATATGAATATAGATGAAGTAATAGAATTATTTAATAACACCGAATTAGACGTTGAAAAATATTTTAACGATTCAGATACATTTTTTAAAATAATGGATAAGAGAGGTCGTTTAGATGACCTTGATTTGGAATACAATTATATGGAAAATGATTATCTTCTTTATTTATCTGAGACAAACACTCAGAAATTTTTAGAGGAAGTTGAAAAACAAATCGGAGATGTTCGATTTGAAGAAGGAAAAGAACCTGTTTTGGTATTACACGACGCAAGTGATTTAAAAAAACTTTTTTGTGAAAGTAGAAACGATATTAACCAAGACACTATAGGTGAAATTATTTCCGGTGAATCCGATTGGGATAGATATTGGGACACCACTGATGATGTTTATAGAGATGTTATTGAGGAACTTGATGAAGAGAATTTAAAACTACTATACAGTTATATTGTCAGAAATTTGGAAGGTGTTCAAGTTGAACCGGACACTGAATTACTTGGAGATATTGCAACTCAACAAAATACCGATTACGCAACCATTAATATGGAAAATGTCGTATCGGTTGTTAATGATTCAGAGACGATGGGTTATTTATTAGACCACGATTTAAGTGAATTGGATAGTGAATTAAATTCAATTCATTCAAACGCATATAATTCAGCATATGAATCTGATGTATATGAAGGTGTTTGGAATAAACTTGATGACATTTTTGACACATCAAAACGCAAATGGGAATACAAACAACATCCATATAAAAAAGATACTCAAATACAAGTACTTGAACTCCCAATACGAGATTTTTACACACCAATTAAAGATTATTTAAACAACGGAAAAGGCTCATCTCAAACTTTAGAGTATTATGGAAATTTTATAAATATCCTTGAAGAAAATGGAGATTGTTTAAGGTATTGGGCACCTGATTATCCTAGTTGGGAAAAAATAAAAAGAGAAATTAACGAAATGTTTGGTGATTATATCTAATAAAAAAGGGACTTAAATTAGTCCCTTTTCTTTTGCTTTATTTTCTAACTTACTTAATCTCTCTTCTCTTAATTCAATCAATTTAGATTGTTCCTTAATCGCCTCCAAACAAAGTGCAATAACATCATGATACTTAACTTGATAAAACGAATTTTCACTATCTTTTTTGAAAACTAATTCAGGTAATACATGTGCAACTTCTTGAGCAATGAAACCAATATCTTTACCATAGTTTGGTATATTTTTATTTTGATTCCAAATAAACGAAACACCCCTTAATTTCATAACTTTTTCCAACGGGTTTTCAATTTCACGAATATTTTTCTTCATTCTTCTATCTGAAGGAGTCGCACCTTGAGCACCTTGAGCACCTTGAGCACCTTCAGCTCCAATTCCTTTATTTCCTTGAGCCCCTTGAGGACCTTTCGTTCCTTGAGCACCTGTCGGTGCTACACCTTGTGAACCTTGAACACCTTGAACTCCACCACCTTGAGCACCTTGAGTTCCTCCCGGAGCACCTTGAGAACCTTGAACTGTTCCCGGAGCACCTTGAGAACCTGACGCAACTGAAGGAAATCCTACAGGACCTTGAGCACCAGTTGAACCTTGAACTCCTTGAGGACCTGTCGGTCCGGGAGCACCAAATGGTTTATCACCTTGAGCACCCTGAGCACCTACAGGACCAATAGCACCGACAACACCTTGAGCACCTTGACCTCCTTGTGAACCTTGTGGACCTTGTGAACCTTGAGGCCCTGTAGCACCTTGAAATCCTTGAGGTCCTGTCGGTCCGGTTCCACCTGTTGGACCTGTAGCACCTTGAGGTCCTTGAGCACCTTGTCCTCCTGTTGGCCCAACAAACCCTGTTGGACCTGTAGAACCTTGGAATCCTTGGGCACCGATAGGTCCTTGAGCTCCCTGTGGACCTGTTGGTCCTGTTGGTCCTGTAAATCCTTGAGCACCTTGACCACCTGTTGGACCTGTTGGACCTGTTGGACCTGTGGCACCTTGAGGACCTTGGGCTCCTTGAGTACCCGTTGGTCCGGCTGAACCTTGTGAGCCTTGTGGTCCTTGAGAACCTTGACTTCCACTTGCACCTTGAGAACCTTGAGGCCCTTGTGGTCCTGTTGGTCCTGTTGGTCCTTGAGCCCCTTGTCCACCTGTTGGACCTGTAGCACCTGTAGCACCTGTTGAACCTATTGCACCTTGAGTTCCTTGTGGTCCTGTTGGCCCTGAAACTCCTTGGGCACCTTGTAGTCCCGGAAAACCTTGAGCACCTTGTCCTCCCGTTGGCCCTGTTGCACCTGTTGGCCCCGCAGCACCAATAGCACCTTGAGGACCTTGAGGACCTTGAGGTCCTGGTGTTGTACCTTGAGTTCCTTGAGGTCCTTTAGCACCTTGAGCACCTTGAGGACCTTGACCTCCTTGAGAACCTTGCGGTCCTTGCGCACCTTGAGCACCTTGAGCACCTTGGGCACCTTGAGCACCTTGGGCACCTTGTGGTCCTTGTGGTCCTTGCGGTCCTTGGTCTCCTTGAGGTCCTACAGGTCCTTGAGAACCTTGAACTCCTTGAGCACCTTGTGGACCCTGAGAACCTTGTGGTCCATTTGCACCTTGCGGTCCTTGTGGTCCTTGCGACCCCTGAGGACCTTTTGTTCCTTGAGCACCTGAGCCTCCTTGAGAACCTTGAGAACCTTGAGCCCCCACAGCTCCTTGGGACCCTTGAGCACCTGTAGGTTGTCTATTACCTAACCAACCGGTAGAATTAATTAAAGGTCCATAATTATTAACAAATGTATTAATTACATATAATCCGTCATTAGTATTAACTCTAAAATTTGGATATGTATTATCCATTTGAAATATAGTGGTTGTACTTCTTTTAAATTTTAACGAACCCGTTTCAATTACAAGATTAGTTGTAACATTTAACGAACTAGTTAAATCGATTGTACCACTACCTGGGGTTATAATAATATTCTCAGCCACTTATATAAGTTCTTTTAATTTATTTATTCTATCATAAATTGAATCAAGTCTTCTTTTTTGTTCTTGTACACCACCAATACCTAAACTAACCATTTGACCATAATTCACGCTCATCCATCCTTTATCATCAGTAAAGACAACTTCAGGAACTACTTTCTCTAAATCCTGAGCAATAAATCCTATTGAGTCACCCGAAAACGCTTCTTGAAACACAATAGATTTATTGTCTTTTATTTTTGTATGTTTATTATCCCATTCAAATAAAACACCCTGAATATTTTTTGTTATCGATAAAACATTAACAATTGGTCTTATGTTGTCTTTCAATCTCCTATCTGAAGGAGCACCTTGAGCACCTTCAGCACCTTGAGACCCCTGAAATCCTTGTATAGTCGTACCTTGAGCCCCTTGACTACCTTGAGCACCTGCAGCCCCTTGAGAACCTTGAGGCCCTGTCGCACCTTGAGCACCTGAAAACCCTGGACTACCTTGAGCTCCTTGTGGTCCTCGAACCCCTTGAGCCCCTTGTGGACCTCGAACCCCTTGAAACCCTTGTGGTCCATTTGGACCTGAAGGTCCAGGTGAACCTTGTAAACCTCCGGCACCTTGAGAACCTTGAGGTCCTTGAGAACCTTGAGGTCCTGTACCATTGGATGGCCCTTGAGCACCTTGGGCTCCTTGAGAACCTTGTGGTCCTGTAGCACCTGCGTTTGCTCCTTGAGCCCCTTGCAGACCTGCAGCACCTTGAACCCCTTGTGGCCCTGTAGCCCCTTGAACTGACCCCGTAGACCCTTGTGAACCTTGAGCACCCTGTGGTCCTGTAAATCCTTGTCCTCCTTGTGTTGCACCTTGAGGTCCTTGAGTACCTTGAGGCCCTTGTGGTCCGGTCGCACCAGCAACCGCTGAATTTGAACCCGTGGCACCCTGAGGTCCTTGAGGACCTTGAGCACCTTGAGGTCCTGTGGCACCGGCATTTGTACCTTGAGCCCCTTGAGAACCTTGAGCTCCTTGTGAACCCGTAAATCCTTGAGCCCCTGAAACCACACTTTGAGAACCTTGAGGTCCTTGAGCCCCTGTGTTTCCCGCAGCACCTTGAGCACCTTGAACACTACTATTAGCACCGGCAAATCCTTGTGGCCCTTGAGAACCTTGTGGTCCTTGTGCACCTGACACGGCACTTTGAGACCCTTGTGGTCCTTGAGAACCTTGAGCACCTTGAGCTCCTTGTGAACCTTGGACTGAACTCGGTGCTCCTTGAGAACCCTGTGAACCTGTTGGACCTGTTGGACCTGTCGCACCAGCGTTTAATCCTTGAGCCCCCTGAGCTCCTTGTGGACCTGTTGGTCCTGTACCACCTTTAAATCCTTGTGGACCTTGAGGCCCTTGAGGTCCTTGAGCACCTTGTGAACCTTTAGCACCTTGAGCACCTCGAAGTCCGCTTGGCCCTTGAGCGCCTGTTAATCCTGTCGCACCCGCAAATCCTGTACCTCCGCCAATACCTGTACTTCCTGATATACCAATTGGTCCTGTAAAACCAATTGACCCTTGTGCACCTTGTGAACCTGTCGCACCTTGAGCACCTGTTACTCCTTGAGCACCTTGAGCACCTTGAGCACCTTGAGGTCCATTAGGTCCGACAAATCCTGTTGGACCTGTAAATCCTTGAAACCCTTGAGCACCGATAGGTCCTTGAGCACCTTGAGCACCCTGAGCACCTGTACTTCCTTTAGAACCTTGAGCTCCTTGAGCACCTTGAAACCCAATCAACGGTTCAAGAGGTCCAACCCATACAGCTGAACTATTTATCATTTGAACACCACCCACAACTAAAGAAGCACTAGGTCCTGTAATTGTCGCACCTGAAACTCTAACATTTTGGGGTCCAATATTTACCCCATCACTAACTGTGGACGATGATAATGATAAAAACCCATTTTTAACATTGAATTGCAACTTTGATGACCCATCATCGAAAACCATATGTGGGTCAGTATTTCCAACATTACCTTGGGGATATATTATGATATTTGCCATTAACTAAGTTTTAATTCAATTTCATCTAATTCTTTATCAATTTCTTGAATCTCATACTGTAAATCTTTAATACCTTCAACTAAAACTGAATTTAGTTTTTGATAGTCAATATAGTAATACCCTTCATCATTCATATTCACAACTTCAGGATAATATAATCTAACATTTTGAGCAATTAAACCTATGGTATGTAGTTTATCTTGTTTTAAGAAAAATTCATACATATTAGGATTTAAATTTTTATTCCAATCATATTCAACGGCATCAATCTTCATTATATTCTCTAATGAATTTTCTAAAGTTTCAATACCATCTTTTAATCTAACATCAGAATATTGAAAACAATCAAACTGGTCTACAATAAATCCACAATCTGGGTCATAAGTTATACAAAAAAAGTTTCTTGCTCCACCTACAGGTATGTATGTATTCCAATCACAAATACTATTTTGACAATTACTCTGTGTCCTAAATCTATATGTGGGATAAGGGTCACCTGAACTTTGCATCCAAATAGTTATTGTATTACCTTTGAATCCAGCACAAGGTTCACTACAATCATTCCAATAAGTTAAACTTGAGGATGTACATGTCGCAAGAGCAGGACCTGACGCTCCTTGAGACCCTTGAGCACCTTGAGCACCTGTAGGTGATGAGCCTGAGGCTCCTTGAGCACCTGTTGGTCCAAGAACACCTTGAGCACCTGTTGGACCGGGAGCACCTTGATTACCTTGAGGACCTGTTCTAAACTCACCTTGAAATCCTTGACCTCCTTGAGTACCTTGAAACCCTTGACCCCCTTGAGCACCTTGAGGCCCTGCGGACCCTTGAGCACCCTGAGGTCCTTGAGCACCTTGAGGTCCGGTTGCACCTGTATTACCGGGAGCACCTTGAGCACCTTGTGGACCATTAGGTCCCGGAAAACCTGTCCCACCTGTGGCACCTTGAGACCCTTGTGGTCCTTGAGAACCTGTATTACCGGTAGGTCCCGTAGGACCTGTAGCTCCTGTTGGTCCTTGAGACCCTTGTGGTCCTCGATTACCCGTTGCACCTTGAGACCCTTGTAACCCCTGTGAACCCTGAGCTCCAATAGGACCAGCAAATCCGGTAGCCCCTTGGAATCCTTGGGGACCTTGAGAGCCTTGAGGTCCTCTAGTTCCTTGCCCTCCTACGAACCCTGTCGGACCTTGAAATCCTTGAGGTCCTTGAGGTCCTTGAGCACCTGAATGCCCTGTCGCACCAGCAGGTCCGGGTTGACCGGTTGCTCCGGGAGACCCTGTTGGTCCCACAGCACCTGTTGGTCCCGTAGGCCCTGTTGGTCCCGTAGGACCCGTGGCACCTGTTGGTCCTTGAGCACCTGTCGGTCCTGTAAATCCCGCAGCTCCTTGTGGTCCCGTCAATCCTTGGACACCCGGGGCACCTTGTGGTCCAGTAAAACCTTGGGCACCTGTATTTCCTTGAGCACCTTGGGGACCTATAACCCCTTGTGCTCCGGAATTACCTTGAGAACCTTGAGGTCCTTGCGGTCCTTGAGCCCCTGTATTACCGGTCGCACCTTGAGAACCTTGCCCCCCTTGTGAACCTTGTACACCTTGTGGCCCGGCAAATCCTGTTAGTCCATTTCCTCCCGTGTCTCCGTCCTCACCAATATCACCTGAAGGTCCATTTGGACCAATCGCTCCTGTCGGTCCTGTTGGTCCTGTAGAACCTTGAGGACCTACCGTACCTTGTGAACCTTGGGGGCCTTGTAAACCTTGAGGACCTTGAGGACCCGTAGCACCGGCAACTCCCTTAGGACCTGTGGCACCAGTAACTCCTATATGACCCGTAGACCCCGAAATACCATTATTACCTTGAGGTCCTTGTGCACCGGTTGGACCTGTTGGTCCGGGAGCACCTGAAACCACACTAGCAGCACCTTGAGCACCGGTATTACCCGTATCTCCTGTATCTCCCGTATCACCTTTAGCTCCCGTTGCACCTTGAGCACCTTCAATATTTGTTGTAGGACCTATCCAATCACCCGTACCATTAATAACTTGAGTACCATTTACTTCGAAATAATCTATAACATCTAAATTATTTCCTACTCTAACTTCTTTATCATTAATATAAAGTACTTCATCTTCGGTGGCACTACTAAACACTAAAGTTCCATTGGCAATAACTTTTAATTTAATTAAGCCAGTGTTCTCGAAATCAAAAAAAGGTACATTGTCCGGTTGCGGAGCAATTGAATTACTTGGTACTATTAATATGTTTTTAGCCATTAAAACTTTCTTTCTCTTAACTTATAAATACGAGGTAAATCGGTTATTTTGATTAAATAACTATTCGTTTTATTTTTTAATTTTACTATAATTCCCAAAACATTAAACACTTATTCTAAATTAACATGATATTAAAAAATCCATCATCAAGAATATTCATAGTAAATCTATTTACTGACTTTATTTTATCTAAAATATCACAAGAAGAATCAACTATAATTAAAGTAGTTGATTGTATCAATTTTTACATCATTAAAGGAAAAACAACATCAAAAGAAGTTTTAGACATACCAACCATACTAGAGGAGTTTATCACAAAATTTTCAAAAGAATTAAATGGTATTAAATTAACACACACCATCGATTTAATTGAATATGATACGAAACTAACCGAGAAAGAAAATTATCAATTCATTTATCATAATTCAATCAATTGTTCGTACCATCACACTCAAATTGATTTATATAACGAAAAAAAGTCATCTTACGATTATAATTTAATCACAACTGAAATAGATGAAGATTCTATGGTATTTGAATCAGAGTTTCCACATGGTTATTCTTTAAACCAAGGGAGAGCAATGTATTACTATGGAAAACATATTTTTTATAGTATCCCACCAAACTATCCGGTTAATAGTTTACTATTCAATATGTCAAAAAATAAAACTGAAGATGGTGAAACAATATTTTCAGTTCAAAACATATCATCAAAAGAAGAAGATAAAACTTTAACTTCAGCAATTTTGGATGTATTTGATTTTGACTTACAACCACTAAAAAATGAAATAAAAAAAGTGGATTGGAGTTTTGAACTACTCAATCCACTTGAAGATTTTGATTTTGTAAAAAAAATAAATAAAGAGTTGGTTATAATTTAGATTATACCAACTTTTTTTCTATGTTGGTTAATGATATCAACCGCCTCACTTAATTCGTTATAATTTCTCTCAGGAGCATATAAGAATGATTCATATTTTTTATCATCACCCTCAATAATCAATAAAGCCGGAATCATATCATTTTCTGTTATCTGAGTATAAACTTCATACTCATCTTTATATTCATCAATATCTCTATCGAAGAACTCAATCCCTTCCTTTACTAATAAATCCTTGAAGTCAACACAGAAAGGACACCCCTTCATGGTATAAACTATAACATTTAAGTTTTTCATATTAATTTAACAATTCTGTCGCCAATTCTTTTATGCGGGTCTCCGCCAACATGCCAGGACTTGAGAATTTTTGTTCTCCACCTGAGAATGTTTTTACCGTAGGAATTGCTCTAATCCCTAACTCGGCAGCAAATTCTTTATTTTCCTCAACATTCAAGGTGAAAAGTTGTACTTCAGAATTATCATTTCGATATTCTTCTGATACTTTTTCGAAAATTGGTTTCATAATTTTGCATGGTCCACACCATGGAGCCCAGAAATCAACCACTAATTTTTCACCATTCTCAATTTTTTGTTTTAATTCTTCTGTTGTAATTTCCATAAATTTTTTTGTTTTAAGATTTGTCCGAATACCAATCTAAGTTCATCGAATTGTTTTTGATTATAAAACACTTTCACCTGAACCTCATCGTCATCAGTTATTAATAAATATATATAAAATTCTTGTTTTGTTAAGTAAAATTTTTCTGAAAAGGTTATTTTCAAATCAGTTCCCATACTTGAAATACTATTAACCAACTCAAATTTATTATCAACAAATTTCAAGAATTCGTTATTTCCCTCAGGTAAAGTCATCACTGAATAAATGATGTTATTTTTACCTTCAATGTCTCTTATGTAATTTGGCTTTCTCATGTTATATAAAAAACATTCCACCATTATCGTTTATGTTCTCATTATCCCAAATCAAGACACCATTAGACCATTTAGACCCCGAATGAATTTTCATTCCAATTTTGGTCTCTTTAAGTATGTCAGGTAATCTAAATTCTTTATGTTTACCATAATATAACATTATTTCATCCAATTTAAACAATACATCATCCCAATCATCCGATAATGGTTTATTATGTTTACCTAAAGTTTGAATTCTATAAATATTAATTTTGGAATCTTTCAATCCAATACGAAATTCTATTGTCGCTCTCTCACCATTTTTTCTCAATGAAATAATAATGGATGACGCTCGATTAATATACCCTTTAACACAATTTGATTGATGGGAACTTTCCTCATTATATTCATAAGAATTTTTCAACAATACAGGTGTATATCCATCAATATCATCCGATAATAATTTATCCAATATTTTTGGGTAAGTTCTTGTAAAAACACCTTGTCGATAATGTTGAAGAGTGTCCGTCCAATCAAGATGCTCATTCTGATAAAAACTTCTATCAGAACCATCAGACATCCATTTAACATCTTCGCCATATGATTTTAATTGAACATAAAATCTGACATGGTCAGAAAGAGTATACATATCATAACCGTTATTACCATAAACATTCTTAAACATTTTATAATACCTTTCTAATTCGGAAGGTGTCATAAGTTCTTTTAATCTTTCACCGTATTGAGGGTTATTAACATGTCCGGAACTACTCAATATTTTTTTTAATCCCTCAATATCTTGATTTAATTTATCCTCACCAAAAAGATGAATTGCATATCTGTAAACATCTAAATTAATTCTATTACATTCATGTAAAACTTTTTTCAATACTTTACCTCGTAAGTTATTCTCAGTCATAAAAGCATCCACCAATTTACCCCCATTCTTTTTTAATTTTTTTCTAATTGATGGACCGATTAATTCACCTCTAAACACATTAAAGTTATTTGGATACTTAATACCTCTTTTTCTTAAATAAAATAAAAATAATCTCTCATCTTGAGATAAATCAAAATTTAAATTACCATCAATCTTGTCAATAAAGGTTCCAATAATTGAGTCAACAATCATCACCGAGTCATTAACCTTTAATTCATTCAAATGATTTTTCATTCTCGACTTAAAGTTATTCAATAACATTTCAGGAAAGTAATTTCTCCGTAATTGTTTAGTAAATTTTCTTTTATTTTGGTAATTATACAAATAACCAATGTAAACATCACCGGTTTTTCTGTTCACGGTAATATAGTTAACATTTTTACTAACTTTAAAGAATTTTACACCTCTTCGTCTTTGTCTATAACTACTAAATAATTTTAAAGCAAGTTTATCCCCTTCTCCCTCAATCACAATTGTAACCGTCTCTTGAGAAACTGTCGCCATAGGATTTCCATAATGTTGAAGATATTTTTCTTCATCATTCATAAAAGTATGTTCGTAAAGGTATAATGGTTTTTTTGGTGTTGGAGGCATTGAACTTATCTTGTAATCACTACCAAAAATATCGGTTATAGTATCATCCTCTTGGAAATTAGAGACATAATCAATCGGACTACTATTTTGGAAAATCATAGTTTTATCCGTCTTGAAACTATATTTTAATATTACTTCTTTCATGAGAGCAAATATATGAAAAAAATAAAAGGGGAACAAATTGTTCCCCATTTTTTTTATACCATATTTTTTATTTGGTCTCTCAATTCAGCGGCGACTTCATATTCTTCATTTTTAATCGCCTCATCTAACATATGTTGTAGATTGTCTATTTTATTCATTTTTGATGGAGTAATTTCACCATTTTGTCTATGAGATTCATTTAACTGAACACATATCTCCAAAATTTGATTCCTCGTTAAAACATAATCATCACCTTTTTCATAATTCTCAAAAGAATATTTTCGTATTAAGGAGTAAAAATCATCTTCCTTTTCTTTCGGAACTAAACTAAGTAAATCTTTTGGGTTTTCTTTGAAGAATTTTACAATCCCACTCAAATAAACTTCAACATCTACACTCATATATTTATTTTTTTTTAATCTGCTTGAAGGTCCCACATACCTCCACCCATATCAGTTCCTTTTTCTTTGATAGCTGCAGGTACTTGTACATTTGGACTACCTTTTAAGTTAAGGAATAATAATGATGGTAAATTTACAATACATTCAGGTACTTTTGTAAGTTTAGGGTTATTGATTAACGCTAAAAATTGTAACTTAGGTAATGTACAAACCGAATCCGGAATACTAGCAATACAATTATCTAACATAATCATAGTTAAATTCTTGAATCTACCAATTTCCTCAGGGATATTAATTGTAATATCATTTTTATTATCTTTATTTTGAATTTGGAATTCTTTCAATGTATCAGGTAGATTACCAATTAAGTCATCTAAACCATATAATGCAATGAACTTACCAACAGCACCATGAGTGAAACTATCAATGACTAATTTCTCACCACCACCAACAGTTAATCCTTTAGCAAATTCAGGTTTGAAGAAATCTTTTAATTCTTTCATAGGACCTGTTAATAACTGAACCAAATCTTGTTGACGGTCATCTTTATCCATGAATTGATTTGATGGGAAATGGAATTGATATCTGTTTTTAGGTAGACCTGTAGTTGGTGCAACATCCGTGTCGTTAGGATTGTAAATCACATATAACGGACCGTCTTTAATATATCTATTGAACCATTGGTCAGTACCCGGTGTTGAAGTACACCATCTTGTCTCTTGGTTATTACCTCCATAGAAACAAGCCGCCTCTTTACCAACAGGACCCTTATCTTCAATTTCAACAACTCTCCAATTAGGACCGTCATAGACTAATTTAGAACCAGGGTGAACATCAGCAGACCTTCTTTCCGCTTTAGTAGTGGTTGCCAATGTAAGGTCAAAATCTTTAACCGCGTCATATAATTGGTCCGCAGTCAATTTATTAATATCTTTTTCCCCTTTAATTTTGTTTTTGAATCTTTCGAATTTTTTCAAATCATCAGTAACTTTATAAAGGTCTTCCATGAAAGTTTCTTTAACTTGAGCAACTTCTCTATCATATCCATTTTCACCAGGTTGTCTTTCTGTTTTAGGTGATAGATATTGTTTGATAAGCCACTGAACATATTTACCCGCCTTGATTTTCTTGAAATCATCAGGGGACATATTTTCTAAATCAACATCATTTAATCGAGTTGTTGGGTCCGCCATAACAAGAGCGTTCAATTCTTGTTTTGTCAATTTTGGTTTTTGTTTTTTTCCTTGTTTGTCTACACTTGGTTTTGTTAAAGCGTCGTATAAAACCTCAAATCTTGATTGTTCTAGAATGATTGATTTTAATAATGGTGTAAATTTCATCTTAAACTATTTTAATTATAAATATATCGAATGCAAATATAATTCTTATTTTGATATCTCAAAAATAAATTACACTTTTTTTTAATAATTCATGATTAATAATTCCTCACCCTTATTTTGTTTCTCACCTTTCTTAGCAGCAGCTGCTTTAGCAAATTCTTTCTTCTCCCATCTAAATTGGTCTTGTGGAAACCATTGATGTAATTGTGGAAAATCATAGTAAGATAATGACCATTTTGATTGACTACCTTTAACACAATTCGCAAGTCGTTCATGGTCACCACTGTCAAAATCATGGTTTGAATAATAGTTTTCTGTTTTCCAATAAGGAGGGTCAAGATAAATATAAGTGTCAGGTGAATCGTATTTTTGAATTAACTCCTCAAAATCTAAGTTTTCAATTTTAGTAATTCTTACAAAATGTTCTACCCAAACAGAATTACTTAACTTATCTCTAAATGTTAAGTATTTTGATTTGTATTTCCCTTTTAAATCAATAAAAGAACTTGTTTCAGGTCTTGAACCACTAAACACTTGCGTTAAAACATACGCGTATTTTGCCGCAGTCAAATAATCATAAGGTTGTACCCTGAAATTTTCATCAAATATTTCAGCTTGAAACCTTAAAAATTGTTCTTTATAAATCTCAGGTGTATTTTCAACCCCTCTTTCTTGACATGGGATTGAATTGATTGATTCCAATAGTAACTCCGGATGTTGAAGACATTGAAACAAATTATAGTTTAATGGATTAAAGTCATTATAAACAACTTCTTCTAAGTTAGGGTATTGAGTTAAATCCATATTGAAAAAACACCAAAACATTCCTCCAAATGGTTCAACATAAGTTTTCATATTTTTATCGTAAAACGGTACAATCCATTTACCTATCTTAGATTTACCTCCAATGTATGATAATGCCATAATTTTATTTTTTTTTATAATTATAAGAAATAAAAACATAAAAAGCAAGTTTGACTTTAAAGTTTTTTAATTTATTTTTTATTAAAATTAAAACATTATGGAAGTAGTAGAAGGACAAATTATCGAAGAAAATCAAATTAACTCACAAGGTGAATGTAAAAAATGTAGACAAAGAGGTGTATCTAAAAAACAAATTGGAATCATTGTGTTAGGATTTTACATCATATTCGCATCAATATATGGAACCATCCAACTAATTATCAAATTAAAAGACCTTATTTTTTAAGGTCTTTCAAATCTTACATTTAACTTAACATACATATCTCCTCCGTTATATCCTTTCCCTTTCAACCTTAAAGGTTTTGAAGTATCGAATATCTTGGGTTGGTTTAACATTAACTCACCATCCGGATGAGGGACTTTTAACCTATCTTGTTTAACCTCTTCCAAATTAAGGAATAAACTATAAATTAAATCATTATTCATTTTTTCAAAACCATCATGGTCTATAACCTCTATTTGAATAACTAAATCACCAATTTCCCCATTTTTAAAATCCCCTAAGTTTTCAAGTTTCAAATATTGACCACTATCAACCCCTTTAGGTAATTTAAAATTAACCGAACTTATTTCTGTTTTACTTCCGTGACCTGAACATACATGACATTTATGAACCAATGTATATCCTCGACCTCCACAACTACCACACGCTTGTCTTATTTGTTGTGTCATAAATCCTGTTCCAAATGATTTAATTTGAAACCCTACCCCATTACAAGAACCACATACTTGTCTGTCTCCTCCTGTTCCACTACAAGTACCACATTGATTATCCTTCATGTATTGGATTTTCTTTTCAACACCTTTATAAGACTCTATCGGTGTTATTTGAACCTTCACAATTTTATCAGGTACGGATTTTCTTCGTTGTTGTTGAAAACCACCTCTATTACCAAACATCTGAGAAAATATATCTTCAAATGAACCTCCTCCAGCAAATGGGTTATTTTTACTTTGGTCATATTGAGCTCGTTTTTCAACGTTTCCCAATGTGTCATAAGCTTCCGCAATCTCTTTAAATTTATCCGAACCCTCCGGATTTACATCGGGATGATATTTCTTAGATAGAGACCGATAACTTTTTTTTATGTCATCTTGTGACGCTTTCTCTTCAACTTCTAAAATTTTATAGTAATCTTTCATATATGGTGAACTATCTTGTAGTATTATTTAAGGATAAAAAAAAGAAAAAAATAATAAATAAGTTCGTGACATTTTCACGAGCTAAACAATTTTACGATAAATTAATGGAAGAATCAAACAATATCATTTTTAATGTTGAAATGGAAAATGGTGTTGATTGTAAATATGAATTAGGAATCGTTGAAATGAGTTCAAAACAACTAGTCCCTGTTTATATGACCGATGAGTTTGGTAGACACTCTAGAGTAAAACTTGACTCTAATGATATGACATTATTTCAAATATCCCCATTTAAAAAAGAAGAAAAGATTTACGATGTTTCGAAAAAGAAAAAAATAACAGTAAATCAACTAATCAAAACATATTTGAAAGGTGATGGATTAAAACTAATCTCGAGTTTAAATAATAAAATTGTTGTTCAAGAAGATGAAAAAATAAATTTATTCACATTAAAATCAGAATCCGAAGCATCAAGGTTCATTGATTGTTTATCTTCACATTTTTTTAAAATAAAAAGAGGAGATTGTCTTTTTGTTAAAGACCACTCCTCTGCACAAAGAAAATACTTATTTAATCTTTTAGAATCATACGGAATTGATAAAAAAATATTATATCGAAAATTTACGACTCTACCTCCTTCAAAATAAAATGAAATTCAGTTCCAGATATGTCAATGGTAAATTGTTTATGATGCCTATCAATTTCCCTAAAATGATTTATAACACTAGTATATTCTCCTTTAGGTAATTCAAATATAATTGTACCTTTACCGCTGAAAATGGTTTGACAAGATTCCGCAATCAATGCCAATTTTTCTAATGTCCCAAAATCAATATCTTTATCTTCTCCCATAGTGTAAGTTTTTTTGGTTCAGGAAATAAATCTTTTTTATTCATTTGTTTAATTTCCCAAATAATTCTTTTTTTGTTTCGTTCAAGTTCGATATTATCTTTCTTCTTCTCGCTCGTCAGCCAATTCAATAGTTGCTGACTCCTCTCCGTTTTGCTCATCTAATTCTAAATTTGGTGTCATATCAGTTTCAAAATCAAAATAAAGATGTTGAAGTTTATCTAAATCCGTTTTCTCGAATGTTTGTTTTAACCTATCGATAGTTTGTTTAAATAATTGTTCTTTTAATTCTCTCTCTTTATTTAGTTTTATTATTTTGGCAATTTTGGTAAGAATAGTTGAAACATCATTTTCGTTAATCTGTGTAACAAATGTCAATCCTTTTAAGTTTTGGTCTTCCAAATTGAAACCAATCACTTGACCTTCATCAATAATACTTTTTGGTAATGACCACTTGACAGGAAACGCCATGTCAAAACTTAAATAATTTTCCAATTTTCTAACGGAATGTATGTATTGCACAAACGGCTCTAATTCTTTATAAAAACTCATTGTAATATGTATGTAATTAAATAACTTAATGATAATCCAAGGAAAATAAGTTCCCTGTTACTATAAACCAACGGTTTTGGTTCTTTAGATAACAGGGCACTTATAAATTTTGTGATGTTCTTCAACACCACTAATATTGTGAACACAAATATAAAAAGATATATTGTTTCAATATTATGCATTCTCAGTTCCTTTTTTACTATGTTCAAGAATCTCAACTCTAAACTCTTGTAGTAACGCTTTTAACTCTTGAGCAGTTTTTCTTGTTCTTGTACCAGCACTTTTGTTCCCGTTATAGAACTTAGTAGCATCAACAGATAATTGCTCAGTTAAAGTTTTAATTTTTTCTAATGTTTCCATCTTTAAATTATTATTTGGTTTATTCGTATATGGGAAAAATAACTTTTTTTACCCTGGTGTAAATACCAACCGAATTTTTTTAATTAATATATTTTTGTAAAATCTTATAATACTCTGTTAAAATATCCAAATCAGGTTTAACAAATTCTTTATCCACATTAAAAATATCGTTCAAAAAATTAGGTATTGACAATCTCATTTGAGTTTTATTTTCACCATAAAAAGTGTCATTATAGAATGATTTAAAATATTCTTTATGGTCCCCTTCACTGTCAATTATTATATTTTCTTTTCTAAAACTTTCAATCAGTTTTTCCCAACACCAATTGAAATGATTATCATTATCTTCTTGAGAGATAATAATTCTTGTCTCGTTATTTTCATTACCTAAATAGGTGTCCATTATTATAAAATTTAAAGATTTGAATATATCCCCATATAATTCAATCCGTTCATAATACATATTATGAATATTGAACCAAATAATTAAATCTTCTTTTGGTACTGTTTGAGTCATATAATTAAAAAAATTCTCCATAGAGTTCATCTATGGAGAATATAGTATAATCATTCGAAATGTGAATTTTATTGTGTTTTTCTATTGTAAGAAATTAAATCTTTCATCTTAATCATTTCTTCTGAAACAAGTTTTTCTTTCTTATTTTCTTTAGATTCTAATGTGTTAAGAATTTTTTGTGATTTTGCCAAAGAACCCGATTGTTTTTTATCACCAGCAACGTCTACAGGTTGTGGAACTCTTTTATATGACCCATTCATTTGCTCAGCACCATATAAGTTCTCCTCAAAATTTTTCTTGAATTTCTCTCCGGTTTTTTCACTTCTTTTAGAAACATTACCTAATGCTTTACCATCTTTGCCTTTAACCGCATTACCATTCTTAGAATCACCCTTAATTTGTTTTTCAATCATCTCTTCATCAGGTTTGATTTCATCATAAACTAAGTTAGTCATACCAGGGTAAGCAAATGCGTCAATATACTCTTCTACTGCGTCTGATGGATTATATTTCTTTTCTTTGTGGTCTTTTTCCATGTCATAATTACTTTGAGGGAAATCTTCAGGTTGGTCTTCGTATCCATTACCACCCATAAACATATCCTTCATATATTCTTTCATTTTCTTAACAACTTCTTTTGTATGGTCGTCATTAATTTCTCTGTTTTTGTTTAACACCTTATCAGTATCTTTTAAACCTTGAGGACTTTTTTTAGTAATATTACTTTTTTCAGCAGCATCTTTAACTTCTTGTTCAAGAACTATTTGTTCTATCATGTCGATTAACTCGTTTTCAGTCAATCTTAAAGAGTTTTTACTTTCTTTCACGGATTTAAGTGTTAAAGCTAAATTAACTTGTTTTAATAACTTAGAATCAGCTGCAGATAATTTTTTATCACCTTCACCTTTTTTCATTAATTCTTTTTTAAGTGATTTTAATTTTGAAACAGGAATTTTATCACCTTCTGGAACCCCTAATTTTTTATGAAGAGCACCTTTTTTCATTTTAGTGTCTTGAATCCACTTCTCTTCACTTTCTTTAACAGAATATTTTTTACCATCAACTTCAAAACTATCATCACCTTTTTCCTTAGCTTTAGCTAAAGCCCCTGAAAAAGCATTACCCTCTTCAGTCTCAGCCTCTTCCATCCCGAATCTTCCTGAATGTTTTTTACCCGCTTTGATTTCTTTTTCTTTTCTAAGTTTATCAAAATCAGCTTTAGTTAATTTACCTTTTGGCTTAGCAACATCAAGTTTCTTTTGACCACCTTTTAATTCTTCGTCGACAGTAATTTCAGTCCACTCACCACTCATGGTCTCAGTGATTTGTTTTACTTTACTTTCAATTTCTTCGTTTAAAACTTTAGAAACAAGTTTGTCGATATGTTTTTCAAATTTATCCATCTTTTTAATTTTAATTATAAATATCTTTATTTAGTTCTTTTACTCGATTTTTCGTATTCATGTTCCAAAATAGTTATGATAGTACTTTCACTAATACCTAATTTACTTGAAACACTTTTAATAGCATTTTTTACCGATTCATTTTTACTTATTTTAAGATTACTAATATCACCTTGATTACAATAAGGAAATTTAGTACATTTCTTCTTAACTTTAACAAAACCACCACCAGGTATTTGAGTTTTTCTACTTGGACCCCAATCTTTCTTTTTAGTTGATTTAGCCCACATAGCCGGTGTTTCATAACCACCTACTGAACCGGAACCTGTTGCCTCAGTTGCTTCAACTTTTTCAACTTGTTCTTCTAATTTAGGGTTCTCACTTCTACTTCTCTCCCAAAACTCATCATTACCACCAAATACCGGTCCTGAATAAGCACCTGCGGAACCTGAACCTGTAGCTTCTTTAGTTTCTTTCTTTTTACGACCTTGACAATGAGCTTTTTGACTAAAACCTTTTGGATTTGAACAATCAATTGATTTTTTATATTTTTCACTCCATTTTTCAGAAACTTCAGTTTCTTCTTTAGTTTCTTTCTTACTTGGAGATTCTTCTTTCTTTTTGTCTTTATCAAACATAGTATTCTTATTAAGTTGTTTTCTTAATTCAGGAATCATGTCTTCAATGTCTAAATATTTTTTTTCTTTACCTTCTTTCGACTCAATTTTTTTCAACTTATCATAATATTTTGGGTCTTCCCACAAATGGTCCATCGCAATTTCTTTTGCTTTAATTCTACTTTTAGTATGTTCCATTTCAACTTTAATACCTTTATTAAGTTGAATTTTTATTTTTCTAAAAATATCTTTAATTTTCTTTTTTGTAGAAGGGTCAACAGAATCCCCTTTAGAATGTTTTTTCACCACATCCATTAAGGTTTTACCGTCAGCAATACCTCCTTCAATTTTTTCCTCTTTAAAGGATTGTTTGTATTTCATTGCATCACCCATGGTTGTTTGATTCATTTTTATATTTGAAGCTTGAAATGCTTTATCTAATTTGTTTTTAAATAATTGTCCTGATGTTTCCATATTATGCGTTTCTTAATCTTGGTTCCCAATAACTTCTATTCATCCACATAAATTGGTAGAATTCACGGAACATTCTTAATGTGATGTCTTTAACATCACCTTCAAGTTTACCTCTTTTCATTTCTTTACTGATTCGAGCGACTAATTTATCTTCAAATTGTCTAATAGTATTATTCTCCATGAAGGATTTTATCTCCTTACGAATCATAGTCTCAATTTCTTTTTTATCGGTTGCGGTTAATGCCATTACTTTATTATTAAAAGATATGTTGATGTGATTATCCCTACATAGGTCCCAACTTTCCATAAAAATGTTTTAGTTCGTTGACCTTTTAGTTCTTTTTCTAATTTAGTAGATAATTCTTCCGAAGTTTTTAATTGTTGGTCTTTTTTCCCTAACATAAAGTTATTATTCTTATCTTTCTCTTCAAGAAGAACAATATGAGCGTCTTTCTCTTTTTCTCTAGTTTCTAATTTAATAACTTTCTCTTGAGTTTGTTTTAGCTCTTCAGCACATCCATCACCTTTGATTATATCTTTTATCGCTAATTTAGCTACAGGTACTTTCAACCTAACCTTAGTTGTATCACTTACCTGAGTAGGAATTGGAGTATTACTATTTGGCTTTGTCGTATCGGTCTGTGAAAAACTGCTCAAGCTCGTTAGCAGTAAGAGTGTCAACACTATTAACTTTTTCATTCGTTTGTTTTTTAATTATTGTTATATTATTATCGATATGATTAATTTCTTCCGTAATCCTTACAACATTACCTTTAACTGAGTCAATCTTAACATCAATCCCTTCGTTTAACGCTTTAGCAGAATCAATTTCAGTTTGAAGTGATTCTATTTTTTCCTTATAAGATTTAACATCGGTTTTGATTCTATTGGTTGTAAAAATATTCCATCCCGCTAAAACAATAACGATGATTAATAAGATATTTTGTTTGTTATTACCTACAATGTCTTTCATTATTCAGCCGCCTCAGAAGTTTTCTTTCTATTAGCCAAAACTTTACCCCATTTAGATTTAAATTTTTGGTAATATTGTTGAAGTTTATTTAATGTGTCCATAAATTCCGGGTCCACTTTAATCATTTGACCATTGATATAAATTCCACTATCCTCACCAATTGTGAATATGAAATCTAAATCCTCATCGATTAATTTACCTGACCATTCAACATTATTTGGGTAAACATTTAATGTGTTGAAATCAACTAAATCCGACACTTCCTCAACAAATTCATCCATAGTTTCTTGGAAAGCTAATTTCTCATCACTAGTAATATCCAAATCATTTCGGTCTTTACCATGTAATGCTAAAATACCTCCGGAAATTCTATATCTTTGTTTTTTATCTGATTTTGGAGTCTCAACTTGATTTGTATCCACATCTGCAGTTTCTAAATCAGTTTCTTGGTCAATTCGTGTCTCCAAATCTTTGGCAACATTTATTTGTGTACTCTGTTCCATAATCATTCTTGATTTTTTTAACAGAGATTTTATTTCATCGTATCTTTCGTTATGCAAATTGCTCATTTTCTAAATGTTTTTTAAATTCTTCAAAATTAAATGATGGACTTAAATCCGTAAATGAAGAGTCGTAATTACTTTTACTTACAATCCCTTCATAATTGGACACCCCATAAAATTTAGTATTGTGTCCAATACATCTTTTATTTATGTTAAGGTCTTCTGATAGTTGTTTAGACAATTCCGCAACCATTTCAATCTGAATTGGAGTGTATGGTTGCCAAAAAAAGAAATCTCTCCATTTCTTTTCATAAACCTTTTCATTATAAATACTTCCTTTCCAGTTAATATAATAATTTGTTAGTGGTTTCTTTTCCAACCAACCTAAATTTTCTAAGGAAATAATTATTGAGTTCTTATTGGTTGTCTCATCATTGAAGTAGTTTGAATATTGTGAGTTTTCAAGTAATTGCAAAATCTCACCTTTTCTTGTAATGATGTAGTGTGGTATTTTATCGTATTTACCATTATACCTATGTTTAAGGGAGGCCAAATATTCTTGAACCTCCCTTGATGTATGACATAGGATTATTTGTTTTTTTCTTTTTTGTCTTCCACTTGGTTTAAAATTCCCAAATTTCTGTATGTTAAGCATCCCTTCTTAAATAATTCAATACTTTTTTATCAGGTTCAGCGTTAGTCAATCCTGAATCATCAGGACCATTAGAACCTGTAGGTCCTTCAAGAGTTTCCGTTTTTCCCTTGGTTAAGTTTTCTAACGCGATTTGAAGTTTTTCAATATCCTCTTCGGTTGGTGTATATTTTTCTTTGTCAATTTCCGCCTCTTGTCTACCAATTTCTTTACTTAATTTTTCAATATCAATATCAGTTGGTAATTGGGGAACATCTTTTTTATCTTCCTCTTCAAACTTAACCAACATGTGTAAGAATGATAATGAGATTATCGGTAGCATTCCACCCGCAAATAACGATAAGAATCTTTTATGACCAATTGGGTCTCCGGATTCAACCCCCAAATAACTAACAAACGGGTCAACCAAATCCATCCAATCCTTAAATGATGTCGAATTAACATCAATATATTGATAAGCGAAGAATATATTCCCGATGAACTGAATTAAAGTTACAATCCCGAATGGGAAATAAACCTTTTTACCCATCTTCGCTGATATAGCCGCCAATGCCGATAATGCGGCAATTTCAACTCCAACCGACAAATATATTGCCCAACTCAACGGATTTGATAATCCATACCATTTAGTAACATGGGAAATGGATACAAACGCCACGGTTAATATTGGAACCAAAAAGGAGATATAGATGATTGTTTTAAAATTTCTTTGAAACCAATTCATTATTTAGATGATTTTAATTTTTTTATCTCTTCCTCAATTTGAGTTTGTCTTTGAACATCCAATAATTTTCTGTCGGTCGCTTGAATCATTCTTTTTTCAGCTTCCAATCCCATTATTTTCAATTCAACTTGTAATTCTTTTTTAGTATAAGTCGAATCTTTAATCGTTTCAACTTCTTTTCTTAATTTGGATAATTCCCTTGAATCTCCACATCCCTTAAAGAATGTTAATAACGAAATAACCAAAACAATAACAATAAAGTTTTTTTGAATAAAATTTTTCATATGTATTTTTTTTTAGATTTATCTTTAAATATAAAAGGTGTATTAAATAAATACACCCTTTAATTCATTTTATAAGTAATCAAACAGAGTTGATGTCTCGTTTCTCAACTTCCTCAACGCCTTTTCTTTAATTTGTCGAACCCTTTCTTTGGTCAATGTGAAGTCATTCCCAATATCTTCCAAGGTTCTTGTTGACCCCGATAATCCAAAATAATCCTGAATAATAACTTTTTCCCTATCATCCAAAACATCCAACATTTGATATAATTTATCCTTTAATGTTTTCTCGGTCGATAATCCGGCATCCGGTAATTCAGCATTGGGGTTATTCAACACATCCACCAATGTATCACCCTCATCATTCAATGGATTATCCAAGTTAATGGTATAAGGTAAGTTGGCAAATTTCTCCGGCATATCCACACCAGCCTTTTCCAAATCTTTTTTCGCCTTTTGTAATTCTTGAACCACATTCACCGGAAGACGGATGGTTCTTGCGTTTTCATTTAAAGATTGTAATATTGATTGTCTAACCCACCAAACCGCATAAGATATAAATCTCAACTTTTTGGACCAATCAAAACTTTCAATTGCTTTCATTAATCCAAGATTACCTTCAGCAACCAAGTCAGGGAAATCCAATCCTTGATTTTGGTATTGTTTTGCAACCGTAATCACAAACCTTAAATTACCTTCCAATAATTCCTTATTGATTTTTTGTTTTTCAACCTCTGATAAGTCACCCTTTAAGATTAGTTCCGACAACTCCCTTTCCCTTTCAGGTGTCATCACTTTTAATTTTCGAATGTCTTTTAAATAATGGCTAATTTCTTCTTGATTGATTGGTATACCCGCCTTTTCTTTCATTTTAATTTTTACTATAGGTTTCTAATATTCTCTTCTCTTGTAAACTCAATGATTCCATTCCTTCTGAGTACAATTTGTCTAATATTTGGTCTAAAGTAGGTTGTGTAGGTATAGGTGTAGTTAATTTATTAGTAATCATCTTGGAAATAAAATCCTCATAATCATCATCGTCATCTTCATCTTCCAATGAAAAATCCAAATTTTGTTTTATTCGTTGCATATCTATCTTCATTGTTACATTGTCTCCAACATTTTCCAAATCAAATAAATGCTCTTTAATATCTTTTGGAAGATAAACCGAATATTCGTCAACGATTTCCGTTAAAACAAAAATCTCAACAAGTCCATATAAAACTCCATGGATATAATCATATATTTCACTTTTTTCAGTTTCCGCACCAAATGAAAATAATATTTGGTTCCGAGTGTAATGAAACTTTAAATTGGGTGAGTCCACTATGGGACTTAATGATATTGCAATCTCCCGACATAACCCTTCCGACGCGAAATCGTTGGTGACTGACAACAAATAGTAATTCATAGTTTTTAAATTAAAATTATTTCTACAAAGGTATTAAACTCTTTTGGAATAACCAACAATTTGGTAAAAATCTTTTTTACCTTCACAATATTCTTTCACCAATGTTAGTAACCCCTTGAACATGAACGCCCCCGTAGTTTGTTTTTCACAAATTGAGAACAACTCAATGAACGATGTAAGCGTGGAAATCGTATAATACCCATGATTATTAAGGTCATTATACCTTAAATTCATCACATTATTATGTCTTAATTCATAAGTGTCTCTCTCTTCAACACTATTAAATGGAACCGCATTTTCATAAATTAATATCAAATTATTAACATAAGATAAAACCAATTCTTTACTATGCTCCGCCTTGACCAATAAATCAACAATCCAATGAGTGTGCGAAGGCATCCTCAATCTCTTTCCATCCTCCTTATACTTAACAATGAAATCAAGTTCCGGATTCTCACCCCTCTCACCCTGATAAATTGCAACCATGGTCTTCTCATCGGTTTGCCAGTAGAGGCGGGGTGAATGTGTCACCCCTTTTTTTGTATAGTTAAGTTGTTTCATTTTCTTTGTTTTCACCAAACGAATAATCATATGTTAATGCATCGTGGTGAACTATATTTTTGGTTACTATTTCTAAAATTTCCGGAGTTGGGTCCGGTCCCGCCAATCTTTTTCTACACTCAATAACATTATCTTCCATTAGTTCTACACCATAAGTTGTTGATAATGCTTGTTCTAAAGTACATCCACTTCTTTCCATCTTTCTAATAACAACCTCAGATAAGAATTGTCCGTCACCACAACAATTATCGATAAATGTCTTAGTCACATCTGTAAATATATCGGGGTGAGTTAGTTCAATTTTATCTAAAATTTCAATAACTAATTCGGTTTTGGTGAAAACTTCTGCAGTTACTTTAATTCTATGATTATCCCTTTCAATACCACTCATATAACCCCTATCTCTAACATGGTTAATATATTTAATCATCTCCATTTTATCATTTTATTTATGTGGTTTATTTCTTCTTCAGTTAAATTAAAAAACTCATATATATCATCGTCAGTTAATTGTTGTTCCATTGGTATTTTTGGTAATTTCCTTAAAAGATTTACTGAATTCCAATTAGCATATCTAAAACATTCATTCAAATAATCAAAAAGTTTATTGTTTACATTATTTAAAACTATTTCAGGGTCTAAACCATCTTCAATTAACAAATAACAAAAACTTTGTGTAACACCGTATGTAGACACCAATTGTCTCCTAAAATATGTTGTAGTGGGAATAAGTAACTTTAATAATCCCTGATGAGGGTGTGAATAATTATACCAATACAATTTCGATGGAGTATTTTGTATTGGATAACAGAATTCCTCACTTTGATTTAATGACCATTTTTTTCTATGAACACTATGGTTGTAAGTATTATTAATAATACCTAATTTCTCAACATCATCATTTAATGTTTTTTTGATAATAGATAATCCAACATCGCTCAAATCTCTAGGAAAAACATCAACAATACAATCATTCAAATCTAAATCTTTTGCAACTCCAATAGTACCATCAATATTTTTTGATATAATTGAAGTTTTATTCATATATTGTTTTTTTTCAATAACAAAATATGAAAATGTTGAACCGACACTTGGAAAGTGTCTCCTACATTCATCTCGATTAATAAATGTTAAATTATTTTTTATTTTTTTATTTATTAAAAAATTTTCTTTTAACATGGGTGATGACCCCATCCATGACGATGGAATTACTAATGAAAAAATTCCGTTATCATTTATTAATGTATCATTAAACGACAACCATTTTCTCCATAATGTATTTTTCTTCTCAGTATGGGATGAGTCTTGATAAGGTGGGTTAGTTACTAAACAATCGAATTTCATATTTTAAATTATAATATTTTATTACCTAATATAAATAGTCGGATTAAATTTAATAGTCCGAGCACATTTTAAATATTTTTTTTAAGATTTAAATTGTGATAAAAGTTTACCCTCTCCAATAAGTTTTTTCCCATTAAGTTTATTTAAGATAGTGTTAAGTTTTTTCTCTTCAGATTCATAAGGCGAAACATATTCAGTAGTTATTTGTCCATCAAATGATTCATAATTATAAATAACCGACGGACAAATGACCCCATAAAATTTTACCTCAACACCGTCTTCTAAAGATTGTCTAAATAATTGGGACCAAATATAATTAGTCACCGAAGGAGTACCTCTTTCAGTCCAACTTTCTTCAGTCCCTGCCGCGTAAGACCTAGTATCTAAAGAATTTTTAGATTTCCCCCCTTTTAATATTTTACCCATTGTAGTTATCATGTATATTACAAACTTTTGTTTTTTAAATTTAGGCTCTAATAAAATCTCAAAACCAGCAGCATTATTAGATTTAACTACAGTACCACAGTGTTCGAATTTTTTAAACGCGTCCAATTTTAAAACATCCTCTAAATTAAGTTGATGTTCAATTACCCAAGTATGTTCATTTTGTTCATATGTTTTTGATTCTCTTTTTGTGGTCTTAAATTTAATTTTTTTCATTTTATTTTTTTTTTATTTAAACATAAACATTCTTTTTTCGATAGTCAAAAAAAGTCTCCCATTATTGAGAGACCTTTGAGACATTATCTGTTTTGGTGATTTTGACCACCGTATTAGCCCAATTCGAGATGAGTGGATTATGTGAAATTACAAATATCTTCTCGAAATAGGTTTTCAATTTATCAAAAAATTCACCAACCAAATCAAGATTGTCATTCGCAACTTTACCCCAAACCTCATCGTAAACCGATAATTGTGGTTTTGGTAATGAACACACTTTGGATAGTACGGCTCTAATCGCCAACGCCCCGACCGTTTTCTCATAACCTGACCCGGATGTAATTGGTCGTTCGATTCCGGTTGAGTTGTCAATCATAATAAACTCTACCTCATTCTTATCATTGATTCGAATTTCTAAGTTAAACAAACAAGAATCTTGGAGTAATCTTTGAAGTTCGGCATTGATTACTGGCATCATGGTTTTCATTATGATTTTACTGATTCCATTTTTCCCATACAATTCGGTATAGATTTTATAGATTTTTTCTTTTTCAAATTCTTCAGCAATTTTAAGGATGATTCCATTATTCTTCTCAATTCGAGCCAACAGATTTTCAATTTGATTTTGATTGGTACTTTGGATTTTTTCATATCCTCGTTTTTGACTAATCAATTCATCAATTCTTAGATTGGCTTTGATTAATTTCGCATCAATATCGTTGTTCTGTTTGATTTTATCTTGAACTTCCTCATATCGTTTCAATTTCAGTTTTAACGCCTCTAATTTCAACTCATTTGACTCCAAGGACACCTCATACTTCTCTTTGATAAGTTTGTTTCTCTCATACTCATCAAATTCTTTTTTAAGTTGGACATATGTTTTTTCTTCCGTGTCTAACTCTGTAATCAATTTATTATGAATATTAACCTCTTCTTTTAAACCATCAAGTTCACCTATCTTCTTTTTGGTGATGGCGGCGTCCATTAACTTAATCCCACAATGTTCACATTCTATACCGTCTCCAAACTTTTTAACCATCAAATCGATTTCACTTACCTTATGAGTTATATTACCTAATTGAATTTTGTGGTTAGTTAATAATTCTTTAACCCTATCATGTTTGTCCTCATGGTAGAATCCACTTGGTTCCACTATTTTAACCCCATCAATTTGACTTTGAATAGTTTTACTAGTTTGGATATGAGTGTTAATGTCCGTTTGTAGTTTCACTGGGTCCAAGATAATTAATTCTTGGTCCAAATCACTATGTTTGGAGTTTAATAACCCATCTTTATATTCTTGACCTTTTTTAAGGGAATTATCAACATCATCGATATTTTTTGTTGCCTCATCAATTTCATCCTTTAATCTTTGGATTTCAATTGTTGAAGTTTCATTATCTTGTTTTAATGTCTCTGTGTTATACACATTGGACATCATCCCTTTTGAAAACTCCGAATAAATTTCTTTTCCGGTTTCTTCTTTTTTCTTAAGGAACTCTAACCCCAAAAATCTTGATAATACCTGACCACGAGCGGTTGGTTTCGATTCCAATAAATCTTCCAAGTTTGATGCGGTTGTTAATATGGTCATCAAGAAGTCATCCATGGTTCCTATCGATTTCTTCATGAATGCCTCGGTTTCTCTTCTCTGTTCCCCGGTAAAGTTTTGTAATTGACCATCAGGAAGTTTTCTAAAAAACTCCAATTCGGTTTTTACATTCCATTCACCTGCCTTGGATTTCTTTCTTTCGATTTGACGAGCAATGATATATTCCTCACCATCTATAAGAATATCCCCACGAACACTAACTTTATTCTTGTCGGTGAATCGGTTGAATATCTCTTCAGCTTTTTGTGTTTTGGTTGTGGTGTTAAAGAAAAGGAACAATAATAAGTCCACCGTTAATACGGTCTTCCCACCAAAATTTGGTGGGTCTGACTCAACAACGGTAATCCCTTCACATTTGTCAAAATCGATTACTTGGTTCTCACCATACGATAAGAAATTACTGAACTCGATTTTTTTGATATACCATTTCTTGAATGGAGTAACCTCAACTTCGTTGGCCGCCATTCTATTTTCAACCATACCATCAATCGCCATCACTTGGTCCAAGAATTGTTCTTGGCCCTTACTTTCCAATAAGGACTTAATCAATTCTTTTTGATAATTTTTATCCATAATATTCACGGACACATCAATGGTTTGTTGAATATCCTCGGTGGTTTTAACCTTGGTTATAACATTTACATTGGTTGAATTATATTTCTTGGTGAAATATTGTTTCACCGATTTAATTCTTTCTTGCGTGAAGTTTTCAGGAGTATCCTCCCAAACAACTTGAATATATGGATTGTCTAATGTTTCCACATCTATATTGTGTTGCATTTCTTTTAAATTAAAAATTGGTGGTGGATTGAATAAATCCATGGTTTATTATTGTGTTACAACCTCTTGATTTTCAGTTATTCCACTTTGAGCTTGAGCTTCCTCATATTTTCTTTTCAATTCTTCCATTTGGTCATTTAAGATTTTTTGGAATGCTCTTGATTGTCCTTTAAGAGTATTATTTCTGTGTTTAACTCTTGTTCTGTGTTCTTTTAATGAACCTCTTGTTTTTGATTTTGGCATAATTTTTATTTATTTAATTGTTATTATTTTCGTTATTTATTTCTTGTTGGAGTTCCTCAATTGTTATTTCCGGTTCGTTATTAACCCTTTCAGTCAATTCTTCTATTATCATTTCTCGTATTCTCGCAAACTCTTCCTGATGTTCATATTTTACCGGAGTTACACCTTCTTCATCATCATCCATATATTCCCCCAACCACTCAGGTCGTTCAGGAACTTTTATTGAATCAACTTTTTCCATCATCAATTGAGTCTCCGTTTTAGTACCGTTCAACATTTTTCGTAAGGTAATCATTTTTTCAAGTTCATTCCATCTTCGATAATATCCGGTCGCCTGTTGATTATGAAAATTAACATCAATTTCATTTTCTTCCAAATATTCCATCACATTTATCATAAGGTCATCATCATCGATAATTCCCATATTACCACAAAGGACGAATAAATCCTCACTTGGAATAATCCATCGTTGAACTTTTTTATCTTCGATTTGCTTTATTATAAAATCACCTAACTTGTTTTCCATTATTTAATTTCGGTTTTCTTCAAACCATTCAACAATAGCATTTATCGCCCACACGGCCCCTGACGATAATATACCATCAAAGAACCAACTAATCCAAATAGGTGTTCCAAATAATGTGAAAGTCGGTGAAAAAACCAACAATGAAAGTGCGAAACCTCCCCAAGTACTAAAACACATTGGACAGGACAGAATACCTGAAATAAATTCACCGACTTCATTAAACGGCATTAATTTATTTTCTCCCCATTTTTTGAACGAATCCCTTAATCCTTGGAATATCGAACCAAAAACCATAATGTTCATAAGTCCATAACTTAATATAAACCATACTAAAATTTCCATATTATTCACCTATATAATGTGTGCTTATGTTCTCACCTTTTTCAACTTCACTTATGAATTTTTGGATGGAACGGAATTCTTTTATTTTTTCAATTTGGTCTTCTTCAGTTGAGGTTGTTTCAAATCGTAGTCGAGCGCTACCATCACCATCAACCGTCACCGGAATAGTTCTATTAGAACCTACTGACCCTAAAATTTGTATCTTCGTTAATAATTCAAGTAATTCTTGGATTTCTTCTTTACCACCACTAACTCTTAAATCTACATAATAATTTTCCATATTAGATTATTTCTATAATTTATTATCCAAATTGGAACCTTTCAAATACATTGCCTTGGTTCCTTCATTGAACTTTTGAATATCTTGAATTGTCTTCTCGTATTCTTTTATCAGTTTATCTTTTTCAATATTATCTAACTTAAGTTTTTGAACCGTCTGTTGGAGAGCATCTAATTTAGGTTTTAATTTACTATCAGTATCGTTTTCAACAATAACTTCTTTAATCACCTCTTTTTCAACAATAACCTCCTTAATAACTTCAACCGGAACTTCAACTATCTTCTCAATAATAATTGGTTCAGGTTTGTCACAAATATTGTCTAAATTTGTGACAACTTCCTCTTCTTTTTTGTCGTGAATATATACTATTTTTTCGACAGGAACTTCCACTTTTACCTCCTTAATAACCTCTCTATCAACATATTTGATGACTTCGATTTCCGTGGGAGGGCTCGGAACTTCTTTTATGACTTCAACGATTTTTTCAACCGGTTTTTCAACCTCAACATATTCAACTTTAACAACTTCTTTGATTACCTCAACCGGAACTTCCACTCGTTTTTCAACGATGACTTCTTTTTCCACTATTTTTTCATTTTTAACCCCGGAATTTAATAAACCATATTTTTCAATATTAAATCCTGAAGTAAAACATTTGGTAATGAACTCATCAATGTTCTCAATTTTGTTTAATTTACAAAATTCTTGAACCGATTTGAATTGATTAGTTGTTAGTTGTATTTGACTCACGCTCTTTATTTTCTCTATACTTTATCCAATCATCAATTCTCCAATATTGATGTCTTGGGATATTACATTCAATTAATTTATTTTTGAGTTCAATCAATCGGTCTTTAGTTAAACTATCAACAAAAATCGCCAAATACCTATCATCGGGCTGACCCAACTTTTTTTCATGTTCAATTTCTCTTTCGAGTTCATCCCATTCCTCATCCGTATATTTGTCTCTAAGATTTCCCATATTAACCTATTTTTTATCACTCAATACATAAGCAATACCACCTTCATCAATTACAAAAGTTCTCATTTCCATCGTTTCATTCTCACCTTCTTTTGAAACCTCTAACATAATGGAGCCGATAGTATCACCAACTTTAATTTCTTTTTTACCAAATCTATAATACCTGTTTTTAATTTTTGGTAAAATATCTTCTGTAACCTTCTTTAATGGTCCCATATTATTTTCCATTGTTTAATAACTTTTCAGTTCCCTTTTCAATACAATCAAATGAATCGATTGAAAATTTTAGATATGGTTTAGTGTTAGGTAAATCAACAAAAACACACTCATCTTTCTCAATATCATAAACACCATAACCATGGTTTTTTATGGTTTCCCCAAAATTTTGTTGGATGGTTGAACCCACCATGTACGCCTTTTTACCACCAGGTATGTCAAATACTTGTCTTTTGTGAATATCACCACATAATACCAAATCACACCCATCAAACTTACTAACCTCAAATCCATCTTCAAATTTGAAACCAATGTCAGTATATAATCCTTGAATAGGTCCATGGAACAATCCAATATTCTTGTTCTCCGATTTTTCAATGTCCGGTGGAATGTTGTGTTCCATCAATGAATAAACACACCAATTCACATTATCATCCGGATAAACACCTCGGTTTTTCAAATAAACAATATTATCATTTTTTAATGAATCCACAATCGGTGTTAGGGCATCCAATCTTGCATTGTTGTTTTCAAGGAAATCGTGATTACCGATAATAACAATTGTCTTCGCAATCTTGGAACATTCGGTTAATATCCAAGCAACAAACTCAACCAACTCCGGTGTCATTTGATTTTTTGAATGAACCAAATCACCAGTGAAGACAATCCTATCCGGTTGTAATGTTTTCCATTCTTTTAACGCAACTTCAAGTATGTCCCGATATAAATCGTGGTCTTTAAAAAGTTTGATGTGTAAATCAGAAAAATGTACTAATCTATTTATCATTATTCTTTAATTAATGTTTTTTCTTCTTCCTCAAATGGGTTGAATCCTTTATTGACATGACCACACGAATCACATTTGTAAATCGGGAATGGCACGGTTGTATCCTCAGGTGAACCTGTCATAAGTTTTGGAACTCTTTTAAGGTAAATCACCTCTCTAAAGTAAATCCCATTACAAGATTCACATTTTATCGTTGGACACTCTTTTAAATTAATTTTCGGTTGTTGTAATTCCATATTTTTTAGTGTTAAGTTTTTCAAGGAAACTATCGATGTTCTCCTTTAGATTAGAAATATACGAAGGTTCTATCGATTGTTCAAGTTTTTCCAAACTATCTTTTAATAAATCGAAGTTTAATCTTTTTAAAGTTTCACCAAACGAATTGATATTATCAATTGATGTTTTAATTTTCTTATAATTGATGAATTTAAGTCGAAAAATTGTCATCATCTTAAAAAGTACTTCATCGTCCCATCCTCCTTTAATAATCATTTTGTCCCCACAAACATTATCGTTAGTATTATAAATGTCAATTGCTGAGGTTATACCTATCTCATTCCAAGATAAATAAAACGCAACTTTTTGATAATGAGCGGTATTTTTTCCCGTTTTATCAATCAAATAAGCAAGTAATCCTGATTTTGAATAATTATTAAATGTTGAGGCATTGTTTCTTGAGGCAGTACACCATCTAGTATTTGCACCATACTTTAAAGACCCTTTATGTGTTTTTGGAATGAGAAAAAGTATCTTATCATCCTCATATAAAACCTCAACATGGTCTTTTCTATCAAAACTTTTAAATTCTTTTTCACTTTCCGCATCGTCTATTACTTTTTGTAATGCAGGAACCCAAGTATAATTTTTATTGTAAATGTCCTTTTCCTCAATATATGGTAGTAATTCGTCAAATTTATGAACCAAACTAATTAATTGAGCAGTAGTTCTTACACAACCATTCATGTCTCGTCGAGACCATGTTTTTAATAAAAATTCAACATATTTTTTAGTCGGAGTTTTATCCGCATCAACAAATTTTGTAAAAGTTTGAAGTTGAACTGTAGGGTACTTTACCCTTAAATCATCAATTTTAGACATATCTCTTTTTTTATATTGGAGACAAAGATAGATAAAGTTTTTTACTTAACCAAATATTTTTTCATATCCATGTTTAAAGTTGTCGTAATAACATCTTTTGGAACACGATATTCATCAAAAGTAGCATCTTCTTTTAGGTGAGTAATAATACATCCGTATAACTTAATATTCTCATACTTAGTACCTTCCAACATTTTAATTAACAATTTACCATAAAGAGGTAATTGAACCTGGTAATGACCCAACGCGTTGTCCGGTGATTTACCATATGGTTCCAACATTCTTTTAGTATATCTTGTTTCAAGGAAGTTTTTCGGCTTATTAGTTTTCCAATCAGTAATAACCAACCCAAATTCATTTTGATGGATATTCATTATCAACCATACCTTATCGGGTTGTCCGGTATAACCTAGTTCCGGGTCACCCAACACCATCTCAGTATCAAGTAATATCGCACCTCGTTGCTCCATTAAGTTAAGGAAGTTTTTACCGGCAACAATCATATTGTCGCTTTTAAATAATTGGGTATTGTCACATTCAAAAATAGGTTGTCTAACTTCTTTATAACCACCATTTCTTTTTATGGTTTCTTTTTCAAGTTCGTAATGAACTCTACTACCCATGTTAGTTGAATAGGTTCCGGCAGCTGCCCACTCCTCAATTAACTCTTGTTGTTTTTGTGGGTCTCCACCGGCTTTATTATACGCCGCTTGTTCAGTCGGGAATTCAGTATAAAATTTCTTTAATACTTTAGATACAGAAGGATAATCATTTCTCCCATTCATGGTATAGATATGATTATCCTCTTCAAAAGTAAGACCTAATTCTTGTTGTCGTTGACTAATTAGTTCTCGTATTTCAATCGCAATTTTTTTTAAATCCATTTACTCAAATTTACATTTCAAATATTCTAATAGATATTTGGCGTAACTTGTTAAGAAATCGTTATTTTGGAATTTAAATTGAGTTTTATTACCATTCACAGCGTTTTGATACTCTTTTTTGAATGATTGATAAGTTTCCAAATTAAATGAAATTGTACCTGACATAAAGTTTAATTTTAAATTCAAGACAAAACTACGATTCTTTTTTTATTCCACCAAATTTTTTTTATCTTTTTTTAAAAGGTTCGAATTGATACACATCAAACCAACCATTTGGAAATCCTTTGTGAGCTTCGTTATAACTCCAACTGAATTCCCAATCATTTGACACTTTAAAGTGCCACATAAAAAATCTTATATTAATTCTTAAATTACTCATCTAATCTCATAATAATATTCGTCAATCTGTCCTCGTAAGTCACAGACATCTTTATCGGTAGGTAATTTTACAATTTTAATTTTATTGTACAATCTACCCCCATTTAATTCATGATATAACTTTAATCCGTCATCCCAAGCATCACCATCCACACATATAATAATATTACCCAAAACTTTTTCATATAAAGTTTCAAATAATAACGGACTCATCTTTTTCCCCAACATAACAATTGAATTATCCAAGAAAAAACTATCAAATACACCCTCAACCAAATAAACATCCTTAAACCAATCAATTCGACTCTCATTAAAAATTATTTCATCTTTGGCAGCTGTTGGGTTTTTATATTTCATCTTTTTTGGAACCCAAGACCTCGCAACAAAATAATTCAAAACCCCATTCTTGTTAAATGATGGAACAATTACCCTATAGGCAAAATCACCAGTCACTGTATAACCTATTTGATATTTTTCAATAATCTCATCAGTAATACCTCTTGAGGTTAAGTATCGGTAAGCCTCCGCATGAGGAATAAATCTTGGATTGGAATCTTTAAATTGAGTATAACCTTCCGGTAATTTTAAAGCATTCTTTTTTTGTTCTTGTTTTTGAAGTTCCTCAGGTTTGATTAAGTTATAAATTTTCTTTTGTTCTTTAGTTGCGTATTTGTCAAATAACTTACCTAAAGGTCCGTGAGTCCCTAAAGTTTCACCACACGACCAACATTTATAAACATGTTTCCCGTAATTAATTTCTAAATTACCTTTCCCATCACCATGGTCCAACCCTTTTTCATCCGCACAAACAGGACAGTCAAAAGAAATTTGACCACGAGTTTCATAATGTTGGTGGGGTTCTCCCAAAACATCTGTTAATAATTCAACTAATACTTCAACTTCTTCTGTCATGACTTAAATATAAAACTTTTATTTTTAAAAGTCATTACCCTTGTAAGTGTCCGTAATATGTTTCTTCCACCATTTCTTTAAACGATGATTGTCATCAAGTTTTTCAATTCGATTACCTATCGGAAATATTAAAACCCCTAAAGAGGCAATAACAATCCAAATTATAAAATATGTCATATCCATTTTATTTTTTTTATTTGACTATCATGAAGAATGTCCTCATTAAAGTAAGATAAACGATGTTTAACATCATTTAATAACCTTCTTTTGAAGAACTTATTAAGACGAACTTTAGACACACTAAATTTGTCATTCGTCAAAATTTTAGAATCAATCCACTCATCACCTCTAATCGAGGACAATTGAGCGTATATTTCACCTTTGAATTCAATATCAACCTCAACCTTTTTAAAAATACTATCGATATCATAAATACGAATATTTTTAATAGAAAAGACACCTCTAAGCCTATCATTATAGGTTGAGATGTCTTTTGAATGTTTTAAAATTATCCTTTTAAGTTTTTTGGTATCAGTATCTTTTCTTAATATCTTCCCCATCTTGATTTATGATTTTCACACAAAGATAAAACATTTTTCCTAAACTACCAAATTTCTTTCATTTTCATGTAACCTAATGCCGCACAATATGCGTCGGTTTGGTCAAAATTTTCTTTTTTAAGGGTATTGTTCTTAGTATATTGCCATGTGATTTGAGGTTCTCTTTTCGCAACTAAGTCCCAAATGATATTCTTTTTATCGATAGTTTTTGGAAGACCTCCAAAAAGAACAAATTTACCTTTATCATTTTCTTGAACTAACTCAGGAAATGCAAATTTTCTTGAATTATAAGTTGAGATAAATACCGGAACAACTCCTAAGACATCATAAACTTCTTTACACACCAATGTGTTAAATCTCATTAATGTACCAACGGTATAAACATTATTCGAATTTAATAGTGGCTCTTCTATAACCACATACTTAATTCCCATACCGACATAATTTTCAAGTTTCTGTCTGAAGATATTACCCTTCAAAATTAATTCTTCAATTTTGTCTTCTACTTTTGGTTTTGGAACAGGTGAAATGTGAGTTAGTTCCAACAATTCTCTAGTTTGAATATCGAATAATGCCCATCCAATAGTTTTTGTCGATACATCCAACCCTAATACTTTTGGAGAATCTTTCTTAATAGTTTTTGTCATATTTAAAAATCTAATTTAACTACAAATTGTTGAATACCTTGTCTTAATTCAGGTGATTGTAGTTTAGATATAACCATAAGGTCTTTATTTTGATTGTAAAGGCCAATTTCAGTAACATATGAAGTTGTTCCTGACATCCAAGTCGGATTTGAGGTATTTGTAAATTGGTTTCGTCCCAAATTCACAAGATATTTCATTTCATAAATTGTTGCCGTAATATCTGTTTCAAGATTTCCATAGAAATAATATTCATCACCAAAATTCAAATAATCCGTCTGTCCGTTTTCAGGTAATGTAATGTAATTCGCCAAATTATATGATGTCGCATTATCATAAGTTTCTTGGTCAATTTGGAAAGTAGTTCCCGTAATACCACTCATTGTAATATATCCGTTAATTGAGCTTCCACTTATTTGAGATGTTACATCAATTTCTCTCCAAGCGGTAGATATTGGTCTATTAGTCCCTTCAACCATTTGAACCAATAATTTCATAGAGTTTGCAGAATACCCACTTAAATCAGCACTTGTATAAGTATTTAATGGTTGATTTAAGAATTTAAATTCAGGACCAAATTTAACGGCAATATTCTCACTATTTGTTTGTGTAACACCTGAACTAGCACTAATCAATGAATAATAATTACAATGTAATGAATCCGTAAATCCTGTTGAATCAAAACGATATGTAATCCACATACTTTGTGTTGGTGTCGTAAAAATACCTGTTGATGCAGATGTGTTTGGACTACAAACATTTGGTGACAATAACGATAATTTAGGTGCTGGTAAAGTCCAGTTTCTATTCGCCTTATAAGACATCGCAGCAACCACTTCCTCATCATCAATTACAATGATTTCTTGGTCAGGGAAAACTTTACCAATTCTATTTAAATTTCCATTAGCATCAGGATTAGTATCCCATAAATGGAAGTATCTAATACCCGGGTCATTCATGTCGTAATTCTTAAGTGATTTAATGTAATATGGTTTACATAAATCATATCCAGGAGGGTCAATCCAAAAAGTTTCCCCAATACTTGAACCCGATGATTTATGCCACATTAATGTTGGAATCGTAAGTTTGAAATGACGGGCTAATCCTGTATTATCTGTAGGGTTTTGTGGGTCATAAGGAACTGTCGCAAATTTTTCACCATAAACATTATCAATATCTTGATTGGTATAATGAATAATCGCGATTGCTTTTTGGTCTTGAGGTTTAAGTACAATCTCTTCATCGTATGAATTATAATAATAAACTTTACTATTATCGGTTTGACCTGATGGTTCATTATAACCCAAATATTCTTTCGTACCAATATAACTAACTGAACCATAATTATTATATCCTTCATATTGATTTGGATATAACCCAGCAGGGTTTTCAGTCCATGGAATGTTCATATTCCATACAACCGTATTTTCTCTTTTTGAAATATCACAAGGAGATTCAAAATTAATAGTATCAATATCCCAATATGGTGCCGGAGTTATTGTATCATATAAGGCGGTCATACCTGAAGGGTAGATTAAAACTCTACCTTTTTCAGCACCTAATACTTTCCCTGTATAATCAGGGACATTTCGGTCTAAAGTTAAAGTCCAAGTCGTTGTACCTGTTGTACCGGTTGACGGGCTTAAATCTTGTATCTTATAAGTTAAAATAGAATATGTACCAACATCACTACATCCACCATTACCATCATAAATAATAGTAACAAAATCATTAACTGAAGGTGTCCCTGTTGTTGGAGAACAAATCAATGGGTCCAATTCAATATCAATTTGATTTTGACCGACCAATGTTAGCATATCAACTTGATAATTTGATGTTATGGTATATGCCGAACTTGTTTGAACATCCCAATTACCTTGTGTACCACCTGTAACAAAAAACCCTTTTACACCTGCCGAATTATAAACTGATTGAAAATCGCTTGCCATATAAGGAATACCATAAGTATTTCCTCTACCACCATCAACATAATAAGGATATTTGATATTTTGTTTGTTAGATTGTGGAGAACCTGTATCATTTTGAGCATTAAATGCTGGCATCAAAATGTTGTTATTAGTTTGGTTGTAACTCGGAACCGCAGTATAACTAACCTCACTATCCCCTATTTGAAAATAAGCAATATTAAAATTACCCTGAGATAAGTATCTTCTACCCACATCAGTTAATCTTGTGTTAATTAGTCCCGCAGTATTTTTAATTATATAAGCCATTTGTTATAAATAGTTTCTTCTTTTTATTTTAATTATGGTAAATTTTCAGTACATCCTCCAACATTAGTTGGGTCATTATTGTAAATACAATAAGCTCCTGTGGTTAACCCTGACCAAGTTGATTGAGAGGTTACATTCGGTATTGCCGTTGAATTTCTATATTGAGTTTCTCGTAAATCTTCTGACATCCATTCTTGAGTACCTATACATATTGTATTATATGTTTTTCCGTCATTACCAACGTATGTACCTGTTTGACCCGGTAATAATTGTGTTGTATTTTTAACCAATCTTACCGAATTACCAGCAGTTCTAATATTCGCACTTAACGTACTAAGAAGAGGTGTTATTTGACCACTAGAAAGAAATAACGATACACTTAGATTTTGACCACCACTCCAAGGTGTTTTAGAATGATAATTCACATCATCTCTTAAATTAGTAAACCCTACGTTGGTCAAAGTATCTCTAAACCCACTTCCTTTAGCACTGAATCCCGATGTATTTGTCGCATTTGTATTATTCGCCCTCCAATAAGTAGTTGTATTAACTAATCTTAACGCACTTGAATTGTTAGAAACTGAATTAATTAAAGTTTGGAAATCAGTTTGAGTTGGTACAGACCAACTATCACTACTTGTTAATGATTGTGTAGTTGAACCTGTAATTGCATAAAAATTATATAAATAACCAAAACAAGGTAAATCAGGTGGTGTTACTGTTGGAACATAAGTAATTGAATTTTCTAAAACAGTTCTTGAACCTCCAACAGCAGTTGAACATTCATTACCCGAAACTGAAACTTGTGTAATATTTGAAGTCACTGATTGAGTAAGTTTTGTAGTACAATTTGTTTGAGCACTTCCTTGAGGGTTTGTTAAGGTTAAATCAGATGCATCAATCAATAAAATATCATCACCCGAACTCATTGTTAATGTTATTGTATTAGTTTGGGTTACTCCTGTTTGTTGACTTGGTGAACAATTTGGTCTGTTTATTACCACAGGTGTATTAGAAACTAAGTTAACAGTTTGTTGTACATTATTTTTGTATACAATAAAGGTATTGTTTATTGTACCATTACCAGGTCCATCATATGTCTTAGTATTCGAGAATGTTAAATTAAAAGTCACACTAGTACCAACAGGTATTAGTGGGTTAGATTGAATTTTATAGTTTTTAGTTAAATTATTCGAAACATTTGGTATTCCTCCAACCACCGGAGTTCCATAATCAACAACAGATAATTGATATGTCACTGGATTAGATTCAAAACTAATTTCAACACTACTTGATTGTACATTACCTACCGAATCATAAACAGTTACAATATAATTAGCAGGACATAAATTATTAAATGTTGGACTTGTTTGTGTTGTCACACCATCATTAATTGAATAATAGTAAGGCGCAACACCACCCTGTACATTTGCTGTAATTGAGCCATCACAATTAACCATTCCTCGACAACTATTGTTATTTGAGAATAGATTTAGTGATAATGGAGGGTATTCCGGACAAGGTTCTGTAGATACTGTTATATTACCTGAAGCAAAACCTCCATAGTATTGCCAACCTGTTAATGGTATTGCCGCGTATACATCTGTTGCAACAACACTATTTTCAAAGAAATATGGAACATTACCCTCACTATCGTTATAGATTTGATATCTATCCAAATTGTATAGAATATAAAAAGGTTTTCCGTTAGATTCTGCAAACCAACTAAATTGACCGTTAAATAAACCATTACATACAAATTGTGCAGGTCCAAATTGAATTACACCTCTTTCACTTGTCATAGTAACACACAAATCAACACATTGTATTGGTGGTGTATTACTTGGTGTTGGTGTCATTGTTGGTGTTGTTGTTGGAGTTGGTCCAACTAACGAACATATCGTTGAGGCTGTAAAGTCAGGACCTCCATCAGGCCATGAATAGTCTGTCACCACTACTTCATAAGTTCCTTGTGGTACTCCAAATAATGTTTGAGTTCTTTGCCCTCCGGCCCAAAAATATGAATATGGTGCAGTACCACCTGTAACATTAACTGATATTATACCATCCAATGAAGTTGGACTTGACGGGTTTTGAATAACATTGCACGAAATACCCATATTAAATAAAGTCACAACATCACAACTATTCTTTAACCTTGTAACCGGACTATTTGATGGAGTAATTGATGGTGTAATACTTGGTGTAGGAGTTTGAGTACTTGTTGGAGTTACAGAAGGTGTAACAGTGTTTGTTGGTGTAACTGTTTGTGTTGGGGTTGGGGTTGGTGAAGCACATGTTACACTAACAGGTACATTTAATTTACCCACACCACCTCTTGGTAAAGTATAATTAAAATTTACCTCCAAATCACCACCGGTATTATTTAAACCTGATATGAAATTACCACAACAATCCGTGTAATTATATTCACTATTTTGTTTAATTAAACCTAAACCACAAATTATACCTTGCATTCTTCTTTATTCTATAATTATATTTTTATTTATTTTATTTAATAATTCAGCGTATTATAACAAGCTGCCGGTATTGTTAATGCAATCCATGCCGAACTATCTTGAACTAATGGTATATCTGACCCATCAAAATATTTAAGAGACCTCCAATTTTCAACTGTCCAAACTTGAGTCCCAACTTGGACAGTATTATAAACATTACCTTCGTAATCCGTTACAGTATCACCCGGAGACCAATCGTTTGGGTCTTCTTTAATAAATCGAACGGATTGACCATAATTCTGCATACTAGTACCTGCTGCAATTGTTGCACTCGAACTATTAGTACTCAATCGAAGAGTACTAAAAACAGGGATTAATCCAGTATAATCATATCCACCACCTAATAATCTAAATTCGTACCCAAGAGGCCAAAAATTACCATTTTGTTGTCTAAATCCCGCACCTAAAGCCGAAAATCCATAAATGTCAACCGCACCAGTATTAGGAACTTCCCACCTCGGTTGAGCCATAGGAGCGGTTCTCATACTTTTTAATTTTCCTCCATTAGAGCTAATATAATTTATCAATATAAACAAATCACTAAGTGTTCCGGCACTACTGTGGTATTCGGGTATTCTCCACCCTGTTGGTGCAAAATTACTTACATGAGCAAAATTTTCATTATAAAGATAACCATATTGAGATATTGCCAAAGGTAAACTAGTTGGTGTTGGAGTAGGTGTTGAGGTATTTGTTGGAGTATTAGTTGGTGTAAATCCCGGTGTTTTTGTTTGTGTTGGAGTTGTCGTGTTTGTTGGAGTATTGGTAGGTGTTGAAGTATTTGTTGGAGTATTGGTAGGTGTTGAGGTATTTGTTGGTGTATTTGTTGGTGTATTAGTATTTGTTGATGTATTAGTAGGAGTTTGAGTAGATGTCATAGTTGGCGTTGGTGTTGGTGTAATTAACTGCGAACAGATATTAAAAGACATTATCTCACCATCATCGTTAATTTGTACCGCATAATAATATTCACCAAATGTCATTTTATAATATTTTTCACCTCCGCTGAATGGGTTATAAAGAACCCCATTAAGAATTGTTTGATAAACCGTAACACCAATTACTGGAACATTGTTTGATTCACTTAAATAAGTATAATATGGTAAAATTGTAACAATATCATTACAGACTTCACCTGAAGTTGTAAAAGGATTTTGCCCAACATAATGAATTGCCGCAACCGGTGTTTGACTTGGAGTTACAGTATTTGTTGGTGTTTGAGTTGGCGTACCCGTCTGTGTCGAAGTTTGAGTTTGGGTTTGTGTTGGTGTTTGAGTATTAGTTGGCGTTTGAGTTGATGTTGGCGTCATAGTCGGTGTAACACTACTTGTCGGTGTTGGACTGATTGGAATTACTTCACCATCAACACAATCTTCATTATCGATTATTTTAATTACAATATTTGTTTGGTCATATGGAGGTGGAACGTCAAAAGTAAAAGGAAACACGGTTACTGAATCCACAAAAACACAATTCGCACTAAACGAATCACAATAATACACATCCACAGGTGTGTTTGCAGTTACTGATAATATTGTTACTTCTTGACTCATTATATACTTTCTATTCCGGTTATTGTACAGTTATTTCCATCAATTACTTTTAATTGATAAGTTGTTGCATTATCATATGGTTCGGGTATATCAAACACATATGGTGTTGATTCTATAGTTGAGATATAAAAACAACCCGTACCATTTGATTGACATATATAAATGTCGAATGGTGGTAGTCCTGCGATTGTATCTATTGTTACTTGTATTGCCATTTCTTTTTCTTTAAATTAAAATACAACTTAAATTTCCAATTGAAATTATTACCCCTAAATTATTTATTTGATATGAAGAATAAAAATTAAGAATTGAATCCCCAATCGCATAATATAAATTACCACCAGCCAAAGGTTCATAAACCGGATTAAAAAAATCACCTGTATTTACATAAATTACACTTCCCACCTCTAAACTTTGAGTGTAAGAATAATATGAAATCGTTGAACCATTTAAATTTACATCAACACAAGCGGCATCCGGTTTTACAAATCCATCTTTTGAACCCCCAAAACTATATATTGTCGCAATATTTTCACATCTTTCACAAGTTATAAAGGTCGTTAATGTCGGTATTGTGAAATAATCCGTATCCGATGTTGTGTAAATCACACTATTTGGAGGTGTCGGTGAATAATTAGCATCAAACTGACCTAAGAAAGTCCAACAAACACCATTTTGGTCTGCGAAAATTTCTCCAATATTAACATTTGGATGTGGTACTGATTGTCCAATTTGAGTTTTAAGTGATGTAAAATCAAACAAAGAACCTTTAATAGGTGAACAACTCTCATAAACATAAACATATTTTGACGTTGGTGTTGGTGTTGGTGTTTGAGTTCTTGTATTTGTAGGCGTATTTGTATTTGTTGGTGTATTTGTTGGTGTTGGTGTTGGAGTCTCAGGTGGAGTTCCATTAGGGGTTCTTGTTGGTGTTGGTGTCATAGTTTGAGTAGGTGTTTGACTTGATGTTTGTGTAGGTGTTGATGTATTTGTAGGTGTAGGAGTTTGAGTCGTTGTTGGTGTTTGAGTTGGTGTAGGTAATACATTACAAGCACCACAATTACCGTATACATTTATAATTGAATCAACATTTACATTAGATGAGAAATTGAAATCATCTCTATCATAAGTTACACATGTTTGAACATTATTGATTAAAGCCAAGAATGTTGTTCCGGTCGTTAAAGGTAAATTATTATACACCAATCCATCTGTCACATATATTTCACTACCATCAGAACAAAGTTTCAATACTTTTACTAACACACACTTAAATGTATCTTCCATCATATTGAATGTAACCAATCCACCGGCAGGAACTGTATTACTTACAGTAACTGATGGTGTAACCGTAACACTTGGTGTTGATGGCGTATACGAACTTAAACTAAACGAAACCGAAGTTAAATTACATGCACTTGTAGGTGTTGGTGAAGGTGTTGGAGTCACACCAATACTATCAATAGTAAAATCAACATCATCACAATCAATAACCGGGATTGGAGTTGGCGTCGGCTCAAAATCACAATCAAAATAAGCACTAAAATCAAAAGTCGAACAATCAATTGGCAATGGTGTCGGTGAAGGACATGGTCCAACCGAAAAATCATTAGCAGAAATATCAGGACAATTTGAATAACAAGGTTCTGCCCCCTGTAATAAACAAGACCCACCTAAACTTCCACTTAAACACCAATAATTTCCGGTATAATAAATAAAGGAAGTACTCACCGAATCTCCCGAATAATAAGGTTTTGAATTATATGAACCAGCAGATGTATAATTTCCACTATAACCTGATAAAGATGATAATGTAGTTCTAAAACAATAAACACTGTTTGAACACGCAATCGGTGTTGTTGATGGTGTTGGTGTTATTGTAGGTGTTGGTTGAGGTGTTGGTGTTGGCGTCTGAGTTGGAATACAATATAAACAACTTTTGTAATCAGGTTCCCCTAAATTAGGTCCTCCCGGTCCTGAGAATTCGATGAACTCATAACATTCACCATTATACAAATAAGCCGCCCCAACAAACGCAGTTCCTTCTTCAACATTGGCATATAATATTGTCCCGTCAGAACATTTTGTAAGTACGGCCGGAATATTATTTGTTGTCGGACATGTTGGGTCTCCACAACCAAAACTCATTTGTGTAAAACTTACCCCCGAACCATTATAAATTGGCCCTGACCCTGTATATGTAACAACAGTAGCGCAACCTTCATACTCACTACTATTATCAATTAAATAAGTTTCACCGATAGAAAATGTCGATGGTAATCCAATAAATCTAAATTTATTAAGTGAATTCACACAACTTTGAAACTCAACAATATACCCTCCTGTTGGAGTGTTTGTTGGTGTAGGTGTTTGAGTAGGTGTTTGAGTTTTAGTTGCAGTTTGAGTAGGTGTTTGAGTATTAGTTGGTGTCGGTGTAGTTGTTGGTGTTGGTGTTGGTGTTGGTGTTACACAGATAGAATATGAACTAATAACACCACTACCACCATTAACTGTATAACATCCTAAATTACTTGGCCCTGCAGTAGACGCCAACGAATAATAACCATCGTTTACAGTGGTCACACAAGTCCCTGAATATAATATTGACCCTGGTACTATCGGCTCAGTATTTGAATATAAATCAACTTGTTCAATACTTGTACAAGCACCATTACAATCAACCGAACTATATAAAAACTTTCCAATATAATAACATGCGGGTGGAGTTTGTGTTGGAGTATTAGTCGGTGTTTGAGTATTTGTTGGTGTTTGAGTATTTGTTGGTGTTTGAGTATTTGTTGGTGTTGGCGTTGGTGTTGGGACAAAACATAAATTTGTAGTATTAGTCGCGTAACTAGTTGCAAAATTTTGAACATCATCGGTATAAACCCATATGAAAATAAATCCCCCACCTTCACTAGAAACACATAAAGCGTTGGAAGTATTTCCTGACACCCCCTGTTTGTAAACCGCAGGATTTCCGTCACATCCCGCATATTGATAAACTACAACATTATTTAATGAAGGGTCAGTATTACCAGTGGCTAATAATAAGTCTGATTCATACACATATGTGTCATAATATTCACAGATATAAACAGGTGTTGTAGTAGGTGTTGGTGTAGGCGTTGGTGTCCCTACCGAACAATCACCTTGCTCTGTAGCACTACTATTAATTGATAGAAATTGACTATTATCTTTCCAATAGAAAACACCAACAAAATCAGTATTATCTGCACATATATCATCAACATATGTACCCGCACTCGCATAACTTGTCTCAATTGGCGAACCAAAACAATCGGTATAACTAACAAAAACAACTCCATTTAATGATGGATTAGAGTTTCCGGTTGCGTCCGCTAAATCAAGTGCACTTATCGTTACATTATAATACTTACAAGCCATTCAAAATTCAATTTACTATAAATAACCTGATAATAGGTTTTTATTCAAAAAGAAATATAGTTTTATAAAAAAACAAATAAAGAGAGGTCTTCAGGATATTTATATAATATGAAACTTCTTTCGACAATAGAAAAAATTATTCAAGAGGCCGAAGAACAATATTATTTGGCCTGTGAAAATACTACACCATTAGACGAACTTGATAGACTAGAAAAACACTATAAAGATTCCTTAAAATTACTCAAATTATACAAATCAAAATCTGAGAAGCCACCTCTCAAAGAAGAGGACGTTTAGGACCGTTACTGTTAAGGTGACTTTTAAAAAGGGAAGTTCGCTACTATCCCTTTTTTTTTATTAAATACAGGTATTATTAACACAAGCAGGTCCAATTGTTACTGACACATCCCCATCAAAAGTCGGATTACCCCCACAATAATATAATATGGTTCCAACATAAAGTGTTTCAGTAATTATAACTCCATCACATCGAGTATAAGTAATATTCGCATTTGTTACTCCCGTATTCTCAAAAGTTAAACAAGCACATCCACTAGGTGTTGGTGTGGGAGTTGGTGTTGTAGTCGTTGTCGGTGTTGGTGAAGATGGTATACACGATATGATTTGAAAATAATCACAATTTTGAGAATCCACAACATCCAACAATACTTGATTCGCGGTGGATAGTTGTGAAGGCACTTCGACTGTTAAAGGTAAAGTCGGTGTACCGGTATAAACATTATAACAATAAGTTTTTGTAATATCACAAACCGATATTACATATGGTGCAGTCCCAGTTATTCCTGTTAAAGTTATTGAAATCATATCTTGTATAAATACAACTAAAAGTACATTTAAGTGTGGATTATTAAATAGTTTTGGTTTATTATTTTGAATAAAATTAAAATTATGAATTTACAAGATTTTACTAGAACTGATTTAATCAATATAATTGGTAAAGAATTTCCAAAAGGAAAAGGTGTTGAAGTCGGGACATTTAAAGGTGAGTTTTCAAAAGAAATAATGAATAATTGGTCCGGTACTTTATACATGGTAGATGTTTGGAGACCATTATCAAATGAAGAATATTTAGATTCAAGTAATCACACAAATTTTGAAAACGGAGTTTATGGTGAGGCAATGAACAACATTAAAGGATTCGAAGATAGAGCAGTTATGGTTAGAGCAACCTCAGAAGTTGCCGCAGATATGTTTGAAGACAATTCTTTAGATTTTGTTTATATTGACGCAAATCACGCGTATGACTATGTAGTTCAAGACATCGAACTTTGGTATCCAAAAATTAAAGAAGGTGGTTATTTATGTGGTCACGACTATATTCGTATGGATTGGTATGGTGACCAAAACTTTTGTGAAAATCAAAAAGATAAACACATTTATAGCGGTAATTTCTATCACGGAATATTTGGTGTTAATCCGGCCGTTGATGAGTTTTGTTCTAAACACGAATATAATCCACAAGTAACTAAAGAATGGTTTGGTTCTTGGTGGATAAAAAAAAAAGTAACATCTAAAAAAATTGCAGTATTAGTCGTATATGATGACAACTATGAAGAAATGAAAAAAATCACAGTTGACACTAATATTCAACAATATTGTGAAATTCATGGATACACTTTAATCCCACATAAAGTTGAGAATTTTGACCGACATGCATCTTGGGCTAAAATATCCAAATCAATTGAAATATTAAAGAATGATAATTTTGATTGGTTATTTTTTATTGATTTGGATTGTTTAATAATGAATTCAACTATTAAGTTAGAAACAATTATTGATGAAAAATATTCTTTTATTGTTCCTTCACATAATGTACCTGCAATTGACACCCCAACCATAACACCATTCAAAACCGATAATATCATTACAAGTCAGTTTTTGGTTAAAAATGATGAAATGGGAATACAAATTTTGGAAGATATTTGGAAATGTGAGGATTTACCCAAAAACATGGATTATCACACATTTGATTATGAGGGAAGACAGACTAGGTCCACCATTTTAAAACCTCAATTTAAAAATCATATAAAAATTATTGATGAAAAAATCTTAAATACGTTTTGGTATATGAATTCACCTTTTATAACATTCCATAATAAAGGTGTTAATAATTTGGTATGGGAACCAAATGATTTTATTGTGCATGTAACCGGTTATAAAAAAGAAGAGAGGGTTAAATTATTGAGTGATTTAAATTTTTTCTCCGGTGGTGCGATTGTTAATATGAGACATGATAATCATAATATTTCATTCAAACCAATCAACAAATTAGAATTTATTAAAATCATCATCAAAAATTTAAATAGAGAAATAATTCATGAAATGGATTTCTACGAATTATCAGATAGAGAAACAATATACTTAGAATTACCTAAAAACATTATAGGTGATTCAATCATTATTGAAGGTTATGATAAGATTAACAATTTAATATCAATACACAAATTGAAAATATGAGAGCATTTATTACTCACACAACTAAAAACTACGAACATATAACTTTAAATTTAGTTAAAAGTATAAAAAAATACTCAAAATACGATATTATCGTATACACCGTAGATTATAATGGGTCTGAAGAATTACAAAATCTAACAAAATGTTATAGGGTTAATTTAAATTTACCAAAATTAGACGATGAGGGATTTATTGAAGACGCAAACGGTAATTCATACGTAAATAGAAATCACATTAGAAGTTATTACGCTTTAGGTGCAAAAATAGATGTGATGTTGGAAGCAACCCAACATTTGAATGAATGGGTTTATATCGATTCTGACAGCATTGTTAATAAAAATGTTGATGATTTGTTTATGTATTGTTCAAAAATCACAGAATTCCCTTTAGCTACTTTAGGCCCCCATGAATATGTTTTATTGGTAAAATCTGATGGTTCATTGGTCGGAAACCCTTTTTGGAGGAATGATGGAACTGTTGATTATGAAAACACATTAGAATGGCCGTTAATGAAGTTTATGGGATTAGAACCAAACCAACGAAGTCATTATCGAACCACAAATATTTTAGTGGGTAATTCCAACACCAAAGAATTTTTGAAAACATGGAGAGACACAAAAAATATTTTACCAAAATTAGTTTCATTAAACACCATAACCCCATTCCACGAAGAAACAATATATAATGTTTTAATTTGGAAAATTAACCCTAACCATGAAGGATTACCTTTATCATACATAAATGTTGACGGTGCAAAAACATTAAACCATTTCTTTAAATTTGAAGGTGGTGAATATACTGTCGTGAAAGAATTTTATACAATACCTGAGAATAAGAATTATATTAAAGTTTTTCATGGTGAAAAAAGACAAAACGAAATTGATAAAATGTTTGATATTATAGACAATGTTAATGTTAAAACGAGAGTATTATTTTTAGCACCACATTTATCAACCGGTGGTATGCCGTCATTTTTATTAAAACGAATTGAATCGTTATTGAAATATTACAATGATAAAGTTGAGTTGTTTGTGGTGGAATATTCCAATCATAGTGACCATTATGTTGTTCAAAAAAATAGAATTAAAGAGTTAATACCTCCAACCCATTTTTGGACCTTAGGTGAAGACAAAAATGAATTGAAGAAAATTATTGAAGAAAATTATTTTGATGTAATTCATTTGGATGAGATGATTGAATCATTCGATTCATATAATAAATTATCAAATGAGTTGATGAATTTTATTTATAAAAATGACCGAACTTGGAGAGTTGTTGAAACATGTCATAATGTGGTATTTCAACCAAATATTGAAAAAGTATTTCACCCTGAGGCATATGCATTTTGTTCACCATTTCATAAAGAAGTAACCTTTAGAGATATGCCGTCTTATGGTGAAGTTATTGAATTTCCATACACCCCAACAATTGTATTATCAAAAGAAAGTACTAAAGAAAAATTAGGGTTAGACCCAAATAAAATTCATATTATCAATGTTGGATTATGGACTCCAGGAAAGAACCAAGGTGAAGGTGTTGAAATCGCCAAATTAGTTGAGGGTATTTATCCGGAATTAGAATTTCATTTTATTGGAAATCAAGCACCAAACTTTAGAGATTATTGGGAACCAATTATGAAGGATTTACCATCCAATGTTAGAGTTTGGGGAGAAAGAGCAGACGTATCCGATTTTATGGTGGCTGCCGATGTATTAATGTTTAATTCCACTTGGGAATGTAACCCACTTGTATTACGAGAAGGAATTTCTTATGGATTAAAAATCTTATCAAGAAATCTTCCACAATATATGGATATGTTTACCCCGTATATTAAACAACTTTCCGGAGATATTTTTGATATGAAAAATCAACTTTTAGATTTAATTAAAGATGAAAAAAATTATCAATCACCTAATTACGGAGAAAAAGAATTCGCGGATAAAAATTATAACCTATATCAACACATATCAAATAAACCAATAACAAAACAAATAATGGTAGATAATGAAGTTCAAATATTTCAACATTTTGTTAAACAACCTTTTTTAGAAATCAAAGGAAGTGGTGATAAAAATTATAACATTAAATTTTTAGATGAAAAAGGAATTTGTCATTACGAAAACACAATAAAACCAAATCATTGGGTTAAATTAAATAGAAGTTATTATACCAAGTGGAGAACTATTGTAACTCGTGATGGTGAAACCATATACGATAAGACATTAGATTTAACTAATCAACGAGTATACATCTCATTTGAGAGTAAATCATTAGGTGATAGTATCGCTTGGATTCCTTACGTAATGGAGTTTAAAAAGAAACATGATTGTAAAGTAATTGTATCGACTTTTTGGAACCATTTATTTGAAAATGAATACCCTGAAATTGAATTTGTAACACCTGGAACCACCGTACCCAATTTAATTGCAATGTATTCTATAGGTTGGTTTTACGATAAAGATAAAGAACCTACTTTACCAAACACAATACCATTACAAAAAACAATTACAAATATTTTGGGATTAGACTATGAGGAAATACTTCCAAAAATCTCATCAGGAAGTCATCCAAAACCTTACCAAAAGAAATATGTAACAATTGCAACCAATTCAACCGCAGGGTGTAAATTTTGGACAAGAGAAGGTTGGCAAGTATTAATAAATTATCTTCATAGTTTAGGATATAAAGTAATTAATGTATCAAAAGAAGATAATCCGTTTGAAAACGCAAACAAAATTAAAAACACTTCAATGTCTCACACCATAAATGTAATTAAACATAGTGAATTCTTTATTGGTTTATCAAGTGGATTGTCTTGGTTGGCTTGGGGATTAGGTAAAGATGTTGTAATGATTAGTAACTTCACAGAATCTGACCATGAATTCACAACAAATTGCACAAGAATTATAAATAAATCTGTATGTAATGGATGTTGGAATAAACCCGAATTTACTTTTGATAAAGGAGATTGGGATTGGTGTCCCGTCCATAAAGGAACTGAAAGACAATTTGAATGCCACAAATCAATATCCCCTGAAATGGTTATTCAACAAATACTACATTTAATCAAACTAAAATAAAAAAGGGACTTATGTCCCTTTTTTTTTATTTTAATGGTTTGTATTCCAATAATACTTTTTCAATGTCTTTACGTTCCGCTTGGATTAAGTAAAACACATGAATATCATCACAACCACTATCAATATACACTTTATTATCTTTAATTTCTACTACATAGTTTTCACAAGGTTTTCCAATTGAAGTTAAATTCACCGTAAAACTATCTTCATGAACTAAACCAATCCAATAATCAGGTAATTCAATAACTTTTTCAGTTGTTTTACCTCTGAAATAAACACCATGTTCAGGTCCCTCTAATACACCATATCTTAATCTCCAACCATCTTTCGTTGGGTGAGGAATGTCAAATGATTTAGACGCCGCAGTTAATGACCCTGTCATCACAGTATCACCTGTAATTCTTAAAGTTGAACCATCGAAAGTTGCGTTAGATTCCGCTTGTAATTCACCAGCATTACCCGTAGCTGTTGTTATTCTATTATTAGCATTATTTAAAATATTTGCAATTCCTGATGTCCCACTCGTTCCCGAAGTACCTGATGTTCCTGAAGTACCATTAACACCTGATGTACCTGATGTACCTGTTGTTCCTGATGTTCCATTAACACCTGAAGTTCCACTCGTTCCCGACGTACCTGATGTACCACTTGTACCTGTTGTACCGCTTGTACCTGTTGTACCACTAGTTCCTGATGTACCTGTAGTACCTGAAGTACCTGTCGTACCGCTAGTTCCTGAAGTACCATTAACTCCCGACGTACCGCTAGTTCCTGAAGTACCGGTTGTTCCACTTGTTCCTGAAGTACCAGTCGTTCCTGAAGTACCATTGATTCCTGACGTACCGCTTGTTCCTGATGTACCTGTAGTACCACTCGTTCCCGATGTACCTGTTGTACCACTAGTCCCTGACGTACCATCAATTCCTGAAGTACCTGTTGTGCCGCTAGTACCTGAAGTACCTGTTGTGCCGCTAGTACCTGATGTACCCGTTGTTCCACTAGTTCCTGAAGTACCGGTTGTTCCACTTGTTCCTGAAGTACCGGTTGTTCCACTAGTACCTGAAGTACCAGTCGTTCCTGAAGTACCACTTGTACCTGAAGTACCACTTGTACCTGAAGTTCCGTTCACACCTGAAGTACCACTTGTTCCTGAAGTACCTGTACTTCCTGAAGTACCACTTGTACCACTTGTACCTGACGAACCACCACCTACAATTAAAGATGCTGTAATCCAAGTACCTGAACTTGCACCATTTATATTTTGAGATGTTGGATTACCTGTATATGCAGTAACTTCAATGTAATCAGTAGTACCGTTAAAATATACAATAATATCAATTTCTTGACCATATCCAGCACCTGTTACAATTTGAGTTTGTTGAATAGCTACTTGTATACTACCATTTTTTCTAACCTGTATATTATTTTGTTCATTAGTTACCGAACCAGCATCCCACCATACAGCTACTTGAATATTATAATAACCTTCGATTGTTGGTTGAAACTTATTAGATGTAATCCAACCTTGAGGGTCAAATTCATCAACAAATGTCACCACAGCATCAGCACCATTTGTCACAGTTTGTGAACTACCACCTTTAACACCTTTAGCAACATAATTTGAAGCAACTAACCCTGTTGGAGAAATACCACTTGAACCTGATGTACCTGAAGTACCACTTGTACCTGAAGTTCCACTAGTACCGGTTGTTCCACTAGTTCCTGAAGTACCTGTAGTACCACTTGTTCCCGATGTACCCGTAGTTCCACTCGTACCTGAAGTACCTGATGTACCTGTAGTACCACTAGTACCTGAAGTTCCATCCGTTCCTGAAGTTCCACTAGTACCTGTAGTACCACTTGTTCCCGATGTACCCGTAGTTCCACTCGTACCTGAAGTACCATCAATACCTGAAGTACCTGATGTACCTGTAGTACCACTAGTACCTGAAGTTCCATCCGTTCCTGAAGTTCCACTAGTACCGGTTGTTCCACTCGTACCTGATGTACCTGATGTACCTGTAGTTCCACTCGTACCTGAAGTACCACTAGTACCTGAAGTTCCGCTAGTACCTGTTGTACCACTTGTACCTGATGTCCCGCTTGTACCGGATGTTCCATCTGTTCCTGAAGTACCACTAGTACCACTAGTACCTGATGTTCCTGAAGTTCCGCTACTACCGGATAAGTTTGCTGCTAATGTTGTTACAATATTAGAAAGAGTAGAATCTCTCATCTCAATATTGAAAGATGTATTATTACCTGTTGTACTAGCGTAAATACTTACTCTAATTCTTGAGTTAAGAGACGCTAAAACATATTGTGGTACATATTGATAATATATGTAATTATTTTGAGTATTTCCAATGTTAGTACCTGAAACCGCAGAACCGGTTGCAATATTAGCAATTAATGTTGTACCATCAGATTGCATTTCATCAATAACAATCCAATAAACAAGATTACCTGTTCCTCCAGTTCTTTGAGCAAATAAATTACTCACCCAAACACCAGGTATTATTGTTGTTGATGTTAGAGACGTTGCCGGAGTAACATAATGAACAATCATTGTATCACCATCTGCAGGGTCAAAATTAGTAGTTGTTATAGTTGTTTGAGACCCAGTATTTGGTATTAAAATTAAATCATCATTAATTGGTGAAGCAATTGGAACAGTTTGTGTTGCTGAAGGTCCATCTAAATAATAAACCAAACCACTTGAAATACCATTTACTCCTGAAGTCCCACTTGTTCCTGAGGTACCTGTAGTTCCACTAGTACCACTCGTACCGCTTGTACCTGAAGTACCACTCGTACCTGAAGTCCCATCTGTACCGCTCGTACCTGAAGTACCTGTAGTCCCACTTGAACCGCTAGTCCCTGAAGTCCCACTCGTACCATCAATACCACTAGTTCCCGAAGTTCCACTTGTACCGTCAGTTCCGCTAGTACCTGATGTCCCATCTGTACCACTAGTCCCTGAAGTCCCACTTGTACCATCAACACCGCTAGTTCCTGAAGTACCTGATGTACCATCTGTACCGCTAGTTCCTGAAGTACCTGATGTCCCATCTGTTCCTGAAGTACCACTAGTACCTGAAGTACCTGTTGTACCACTTGTACCTGATGTCCCGCTTGTACCTGAAGTTCCAGCCACCGAACCAACAGATGTCACAACAAAAGAGTAGTATGAATTACCTTCAGTATAATATACAACCGAATGAGCAGTTGAATCATTATTGTTAAGATATAACCTAACAATCATTCTATTTGTTGGGTCAATTGTTGTAGTTGATAACACAATATCAACATTTACTTCAACCGGTATTACAGCACTTACCCATCCAATTAAAGAAACACTTGATGTTATTGTCGGTCCTATAGGGGTTCCTGAAGAATTCGCCAATTGTATTTCAACATAAGCATCAATATCATCATTACTCGCTTGTTTCAAGTAATTTAAATGAAATCTTTGTACACCACCAGGTATAACTGAAAATCCTAATTCTGGCGTTATGTAATCAGAAACCAACACATTTTGTTGACTTCCCGTTAAATTTGTTGTAACTGTTTGAGTCGATGCCGTTGTCGGATATAAATCTAATACTTTATATCCCGAAACATCGGAATTTTGACTTTCATTGAAATAATATGTTTGTCCTGCAGAAATACCACTTTCACCACTTGTTCCTGATGTTCCCGAAGTACCTGTAGTTCCACTCGTACCACTAGTTCCTGAAGTTCCGTCTGTACCGCTTGTACCTGATGTACCTGATGTACCTGTAGTACCGCTCGTACCACTAGTTCCGTCAGTTCCACTTGTTCCTGAAGTTCCGTCTGTACCACTCGTACCACTAGTACCATCTATTCCTGAAGTACCTGAAGTCCCATCTGTACCACTAG